CGTCGAGGCGCGCACCGTCGAGGCTCGCACCGTCGAGGCTCGCACCGTCGAGGCTCGCACCGTCGAGGCTCGCACCGTCGAGGCGCGCACCGTCGAGGCGCGCACCGTCGAGGCGCGCACCGTCGAGGCTCGCACCGTCCGCGACGGCGCGCTCGAGCGCGGTCCGCAGCGGCATCGGGTCACTCGCCTTGACCTCGGCCGTGTACAGCACCGCGTCCGTCCAGCGGTGCTTGATCGTCACCGTCCGCATCGGCGCGGTCGCCGGCGCCTCGGTCGTCGTCGCCGCGTCGGGCGCGGCCGTGTCATCGCTCATCGTGTCCTCCGTGGATGTGGCGACGGGCGCCGCGCGGGCATGTCAGCCACCGTGCGCCGCCCGCCTTCGCCGGTCGATTTGTCGCGGTTGACGCCACCGATCAGCGCCGCCGCGGTCGTGCCGTAGATCTCCGCGAGCCGGCGCAGCGCGGTCAGCGTCGGCTCGTACCGCCCACGCTCCCAGACGCACACCATCGTCTGCGTCGCGCCGATCCGCTCCGCGACGTCCCGCTGCGACAGCCCAGCCCGCTCGCGCGCCGCCCGCAGCCGCGCCGCCAGCTCCGGGTCCAGCTCCACCGGCAGCCGTCGCCCCCTCACCGCCACGCCTCCCCTCGCACCGCTGGGGTGATGTGGACGATGGCGCGGTGAGATACCGTCGGCCGATGGTGCTCTGGATCGTTGCGGTCGTGTTCTTCGTCGGCGGCGCCTACGGCCTCGTCACGGGCGTGAACATCGTGTTCTCCGCGCGCGACGGACTTGAGGCGGCCATGGCCTGGCAGCTCGCCAGCACGCCGCTCATCGTCGGCGCGCTCCTGCTCATCGGCGCCGTCCTCATCGCCGCCATCGACGCCGCGGCCACCCGCATCGTCGCCGAGATCCAGCGCGGCGCCATGCACACCAGCGCCGCGCTGCGCCAGCAGCCGCCGCCGCCGCCTCCACCGCCAGCTCAGACTCAGCAGCATCAGCCCACGCCGCCGCCGCCGGACTGGGTCCGCGTCCAGTAGCGCCGTCACCGAGGAACCTCGTCGAGCTTCTTCCGCCCGGCCTCGCCGAACGACAGCAGCGCGCGCTCCAGGTCCTCGGCGCGCTGCTCGGGCGTGCGCCGCCGCGGGACGACGAACCCGAGCGCCAGCTGCTCCTCCCCGGTCTGTTCAGTGGTTTTTCGCATGCGTTCGCAGTGGACGGAGCGGGACGATCGGCGGATGTCAGGCAGCTCGAGAGCGCTCGCGACGCTTCCGGCTCGGAGCCGCGGGGGTAGACGCGACGACTCCAAGCGCCGCGGCAAGCGCCTCGCACTCTCCAACGCTCAGCGTCTGCGCCCCGCTCAACTTCCGGCTCAGGCTGACGATCGACATCTGCAACCCGGCGCGACCGCGCAGCTGGTCCAGGGTCAGGCCGCTGTCGATCCACGCAGCGCGGAGCTGCTCGCGCAGGGTCATACCCCGTTCGTTACACTGTCCGTAAGAATACGTCAACCCGGCGCGCCTCTCGCGCGGGATCTGATTACACCCCCTGTACGTTCAGTAGACGCGAGAATTCACGCGATGCCGCGCGGCACTGCACCCGAAGCGTCCACGCGCGAAGCGACCTGATTAGCAGCTCCTCGAGCTCGTTGGAGATCGCAACCGGCCCGCCGTCAGCGGCCAGGCTGCAGATCCAGAATGCGGCGGCGATGGGGTCGTGGTTCATGACGGCGAGCTGTCGGGCGAGCACGCCGACGGTTGCGTGGCGCTGGCGATCCTCCGGCTTGCGGCCCACTTCTTACAGACTACGTAACAGAACGGTTGACACAGAACTCCCCATGCCTTACACGGTACGTAAGAACGATGCGAGCAAACACCAGCGTCCCCCACCCCGCCGCAGGTCGAAGCGGCATCGCGATCAGCGAGGCGATCCGGCAGGCGGAGGCGCGGCTGCGCCGGCTGGACGTTCAGATCGAGGAGGCCCGGGAGCACGGCGCCGGCGGGGTGATGCTGGGGCGGGAGCTGGACAAGCGGCGGGCGCTGGTCGCGGAGATCAACGAGCTGTACGAGGCTGAGGCCGACGGCCTGGTCGAGGTGATCCTGTGACGCGCGAGCAGCTCGCGGCGGTGATCGACCGGGCGGACGAGGCGAAGCGGTCGGCGGCTGGCGCGGCGATCCGTGCGGTGTCGCTGGGGCAGCGGACGTTCAGCGCGGCGGACAAGCTGCTGCTGGAGGCGGTAGCGGACGAGCTGTCGCGGATCTCCGAGCACCTGGCGGCGATCGTGGACCGGCTCGCGTCGTCGGCGACGACCAGCCACGCGCTGACCGCGGAGCGTGCGTCGTGAGCCGGCCCGGGGAGACCGCGGCGGCGGCGGCGCTGGTCGAGTGCGGCGCGTGCGACGGCACGGGCTGGGTCGAGACGGACGGCTGCGACGGGCGCGGCGAGCACCGGAGCGAGGCGGCCCGGTGCAGCGTGTGCCTGGGGTTCGGCGAGGTGGCCCGCGACGACGAGGACGAAGACGACGGCATCGAGGGCGGGCTCGGCGCCGAGGTCGTGTGGGAGGCGCCGCTGTGAAGGGCGACACGTCCCGTGTGCAGACGTCTGCACGGCCCGAGTCGCTGCGGGCGCGGCGCGAGCGGTTGCGGCGCGAGGACGACGCGCGCGCCCGGATGCGCGAGCTGCTCGCCGCAGCGTTCCAGGACGCGGCCGAGTCGCGGTACGTCCTCGACAGCGCGCCGGCGATCGGCAACAGCACGGCGCTCTACAGCTACGCGCTCGGCGCCCTGTGCGCCCAGGTCGGGCTGGACGACGCGGTGATCACCAAGGCGCTCGCCCGCGTGAAGGAGCGCGCCGAGCAGCGCGCGGCGGCAGGAGGCGCGCCGTGAAGGGCCGCCCCGTCACCCGCGCCGCGGTCATCGCCGAGCGCCTCCAGGGCGCCCTGGTCGACCAGCTCGCGGCCGCCGGCGCCCATCTCGTCGCGCGCGGCATCGCCGCCGGCCGGATCGATCAGCGCGAGCTCCACGCGACCGGCCTGGGCGTCGCGTACGTCCTGACCGTCGATGACGTCCCGGTCTACGAGGTGACGATCGACGCGGTGCTGCGCGCGAGCGGCACCTTCGACTTCCTGCGCGTCGGCTCGTGGCGAGCCGACGGCCTCGCCCGCGTCGGGCTGTCGCTCGACGCCGAGGCGCTGGAGCGGCGGCGGATCGCCGACGCGTCCTGAGCAACCCGCAACAGACCTCACAGGAGCACAGACCATGGCCAACTGGCGCAAGTTCATCGACCGCAACTACCTGTACGCGGAGGACCTCGACGGCCACGACACGATCGTGACGATCGAGAAGGTCGACGGGGGCGTCGTCAAGGGCGCGTCCGGCGAGACGAAGAAGCCGATCGCGACGCTGAAGGGCGTGGCGAAGAAGCTCGCCCTCAACTCGACCAACTGCAAGACGATCGCGTCGATCGCCGGCAGCGAGGACGTCGACGACTGGGTCGGCGTGCGGGTCACGCTCTACCCGACGGTGACCGAGTACGCGGGGCAGCAGACGAGCTGCATCCGCATCCGGCCGACCGCGCCCAAGGCGGAGGGGAAGTGATGGCGAGCCACGACATGACCCTGACGCTCCGGGTCGACGAGCCGTCGGACGACACGATCCAGGCCGCGCTCATCGCGCAGTTCTTCGCGTGGCAGCACCTGCCCGCGCACCTGCGCCCCGTCTCGCGCCGGTTCGCCGTCGACGCGGCGTGGATCATCCTCAACGTCCCGCGCAACCCGGAGCGCACCGTGGCGCTCCGCAAGCTGCTCGAGTGCAAGGACGCGACGGTGCGCGCCGTGCTGGCGAGGACCGAGTGACCGACGACGCGGACATCGACGCGCTGCTCGTGTCGGCCCTGGGCAGCGGCGGCGAGGTGCAGACGTCTGCACACCGCCCCGCCCCCGCCCGGGTCGTCCCGGCCGCGGTCGAGCGCGAGCGCGCGGTCGAGCAGCTCAGCCGCCAGCTCGCCGACCAGATCGACGAGCCCGACGCGGTGCCGGCCGTCGACCCGCGCACCATCCCGGTGCGGTTCAGCCGGCTCAAGCACATGGCGCTGTCGCCGCTGCACTACTGGGACGCCTGCCAGGCCGACCGCGACGACACGCTCGCGATGCGGCTCGGCCGCGGCACGCACGCGATGGTCCTCGGCGAGCCGGTCGTGTGCTACCCGGGCCGCCGCGTCGGCAAGGCGTGGGAGCAGTTCGCCGCGCGCCACGAGGGCAGCGAGATCCTGAACGAGCGCGAGTGGGACGTCGCCGCCGGCATCTCGCGCAACATCCTGCGTCACCCGATCGCCGTCGAGCTCCTGCTCGGGCCCGAGGTGACGCGCGAGCAGACGATCGAGTGGGCGTGGATGGGCCGCGCCTGCACGAGCCGCCCCGACGCGCGCCTGGGCGGCCGGATCGTCACCGACCTCAAGACCACCCGGTGCGCCGAGCCGTACCGGTTCCAGCGCGACGCGACGTCGATGGGCTACCCGGCGCAGCTCGCGTTCTACGCGATGGCCACGGCGGCCCTCACCGGCCAGGACGTCGAGGAGCTCTACGTCGTCGCCGTCGAGTCCAAGCGGCCGTACGCCGTGACCGTCCTGCGGCTCGAGGACGAGGCGCGCCTGGCCGGCATGCAGCAGTGCCGGCTGTGGTTCGAGCGCCTGCTGCAGTGCGAGGCCGCCGACGACTGGCCGGCCTACACCGAGGCCGTCGTCGCGTTCGGCACCCGCGACACGGCGCCCGACCCCAACCCGATCGACGTCGACGCGCTCGACGCCGACCCGTTCGCGTAGCCGCGGACCACCACCATTTTCACGAGGCACCATGCGCATCACCGCTGCCCACATCACGAACTTCAAGCGCGTCGAGGACGTCCGGGTCACGCCGGGCGCCGACCGCGCGATCATCCTGCTCGGCGGCCGCAACCGCCAGGGCAAGTCCTCGACGCTCGACGCCCTCACGGCGGCGTTCGGCGGCAAGTCGTCGGTCCCGCCCGATCCGGTCCGGCACGGCGCCGAGGAGGCCGAGATCGTCGTGGAGCTCGACGGAGGCGAGCTGACCGTGCGCCGCGTGATCCAGCCGGACGGCGAGAGCGCGCTCGAGGTGCGCGATCGGCTCGGCAAGGTCCGCGCGCCGCAGACCGTCCTCGACAAGCTCGTCGGCACGCGCTTCCTCGACCCGCTGCAGTTCCTGGCGCTGTCGCCCAAGGACCAGCGCGCGCAGCTCATGCGCGTCATCGGCGAGGCCGAGCGCATCGCCGAGCTGGACGCCAAGCGGGACCGCGCGTTCACGCGGCGCACCGAGGTCGGCCGCGACCTCACGCGCGCGCAGGCCGAGCTCGAGCGGCTGCCCGCGGACGCCGGCGACGCGGCCGAGGTGCCGCTCGACGTGCTGCTCGCGCAGCGGGACGCCGCGGTGCAGGCGCGCGCGGCCGTCGACCGGCAGCAGGACCTGATGATCGGCGCCGAGCGCCGCGTCGAGGCGGTGACCGCGCAGCTCGAGGCGGTGACCAACCGCATCGCCCAGCTCGAGGCCGAGCTCGTCCAGGCGCGCGCGCTCCAGCAGACGCACCAGACGCAGCTCGAGGCGCGCAAGGAGGAGGCCCGCGCCGCGACGCAGGCGGTCGGGGCGGCCCGCGCCGCCGCGCCAGCGGCCGAGGCGATCGCGGCGATCGACCGGCAGATCACCGAGGCGACCACGCGCAACCGGGAGGCCGCGGAGCGCCGCGCCGCCGCCGCGCGCCGTGCGCAGGTGGCGATCGAGGTCGAGCAGCTCGGCGCCGAGCGCGAGAAGCTGACCGCCGTGCTCGCGACGATCGACGAGCGCAAGGCGGCGATCCTCAGCGCCGCCGCCCTGCCCGTCGAGGGCCTGGGCCTGGAGGCCGATCACATCACGCTCGGCGGCGTGCCGCTGGCGCAGGCCTCGAGCGCCGAGCGGTTCCGCGTCGCGCTCGCGCTCGCCATGGCCGCGTCGCCCGGCCTGGACGACGTGTGGATCCGCGACGCCGCGGTGCTCGACGACGAGGCCGTGGCCGCCGTCGCCGAGCTGGCCGAGCGCGCCGGCAAGCGCGTCTGGCTCGAGCGGGTCGGCACGCGCGACGCCGGCGCGATCGTGATCAGCGAGGGGCGCGTCGCCGAGACGCGCAGTGAGGTGGCAGCGTGAGCAAGCGTACATCTCCTGCGTTCGTCGCCCTGCCCGACGTGCGCGAGGTCTGGATCGAGGCGATCGACGAGTCGCCGACCAACCCGCGGCGCCGCTTCGACGAGGCGGCGCTCGCCGAGCTGGCCGACTCGATCCGCACCGCCGGCGTCGTCTCGCCGATCCTGGTCCGCCCGCACCCGACGGTGCGCGAGCGGTACGAGCTGGTGTTCGGCGCGCGCCGGCTGCGGGCGGCGCGGCTCGCCGGGCTCAGCGCCGTCCCTGCGATGGTGCGCGAGCTCGACGACCTCGAGGTGCTCGAGCTCCAGGTCGTGGAGAACCTGCAGCGCGCCGACGTCACCGCGCTGGAGGAGGCCGCCGGCTACCAGCAGCTCCGCGACCGGCACGGCCTCAGCGTCGACCAGATCGCCGCGAAGATCGGCAAGTCGCGCCGCTACGTCTACGGCCGGCTGTCGCTGGCGAAGCTGACGCTGGCGACGCGCGAGGTGCTCGAGGCCGCGGCCTGCCCGATCAGCGACTCGGTCGCGCTGCTGCTGACCGGGCTGCCCGAGATCGACCAGCTCGCCGCGGCCAAGGAGCTCGGCGAGGGCGTCGAGGACTACGACGACGACGCGGACGAGCCGACGCGGCGGCCCTACACGGTCCAGGCCGCCGAGCACCTGATCCGCACGACCTACACGCGCAGCCTCGAGGCGCCGCCGTTCGACGTCGACGACGTCACCCTGGGCGCGCCGCCGTGCGGCGGCTGCATGTTCAACACGGCGAACCAGGAGGGCAGCGGCGCGCGCCCGCCGCGCTGCGCCGACCGGGCATGCTTCGAGCGCAAGGTCACCAAGGCCGGCGACGCCCGCATCGCCCAGGCGCGAGCCGCCGGAGTCAAGGTGCTCGGCCCGACCGACAGCGTGTTCGACGGCACCTACCTGACCGACCGCAAGTACGTCGACGCCCGGAGCGCGATCTACGAGTTCGGCGTCGGCGGGAAGACCGGGATCGAGGTGCTCGAGCGGCTGCCGATCGACGCGGCGCCCGAGCTCGTCCTGGCGCGGGACGGCGCCGGCATGGTGCGCGAGCTGATCCCGCGCGCCGCGCTCAAGGCCGCGCTGGAGGAGCACGGCAAGGCGGCAGGCATCGTCCACGGGGCGCACGCGGGCGCGATGAAGCCGGCCAGCCACAAGACGCCCGAGGACAAGAAGCGCGAGCAGGTCGTCGCGCTGCGGCGCGAGCGCGCGCAAACCGCGATCCGCACGATCAAGGACGACTGCACCCGTCTCGAGCCGCGCGAGGTCTACGCGATCGCGGCGCGCGCGCTGGTCCGCGAGCTCGACGCCGAGGACAAGGCGCGGCTGTGCAAGATGCTCGGCCTCCACCTCGAGAAGGACGGCAGCGGCAGCCAGCACGGGCCGGCCGACAAGGCGCTCGCCGAGCTGTTCGCGCTCGCGTCGTCGGCCGATCACTGGCTGCAGATCACCGTGCTGCTGTCGTGCGCGTCGAGCGCGGTGCACGGGCTGTGGCAGGCCGGCTCCTACGGGCGCAGCCTGCGCGAGGTCGCCGAGCTGCTCGACGTGGAGCTCGAGCCGGTCCGCGAGCCCGGGCGGCCCGCCGGCGAGGAGGTCGACTGGCGCGACGAGTTCTCGCCGCCCGCGCCGAAGAAGCGCGCCGCGCCGCCGAAGAAGAAGCCGGGGAAGGCCTCGGCCAAGAAGCCCGCGCCCGCCAAGTCGCCGGCGAAGAAGGCCGCCGCGAAGAAGCCGGCGTGGAACAGCCGCGGCCAGCAGCTCGAGATGGGGGGCGCGTGACGGCGCTCGACCTCGGCGCGTCGCCGGACGGCACCCACGCCGCGCTCGTCGGCCTCGCGCACGCCCTGCCCGCGCTGGCACGCCACGCCCTCGCCGAGCTCGCCGCCGCACTCGCGACCGGCGCGGTCCGCGGCGCATGCTGGCTCGCCGACCTGGTGCTCGCCGCCGGCGAGTGGCTGCTCGACCTGGTCGAGGAGGGCCGCGCCGCCGAGCTCGGGGAGGTGCGCGCGTGACGAGCCTGCAGGCCTGCTCGTTCTGCGCCAAGACGAGCAAGGAGGTCCAGCGCCTGATCTGTGGGCCACTGGTGATGATCTGCGACGAGTGCGTCGCGCTGTGCGTCGACATCATCGCCGAAGACGCGGCGAAGCACGGCATGACGCCGACGGGTGACGGCGTCCCCCTGCTGGTCAAGCAGCATCGGGACCTCGACGCCGCACACGAGCGCGAGCGCCACCTGCGCGCTGCGATGGCGCGCGCCGTCGCAGCGCTCGACGAGGGATTCGGACTCGACCGCCCAGCCCGGTGCAGTTGGTGCGGCACGATCTCGGAAGGCCAAGAGGGTGCGCGCGCGCACGCTGCGACGTGCTCCAAGCACCCTGCGGTCGTCAAGCTGCAGGAAGCCATCCGCGACCTATCGCGCTCGGAGGAAGCGTGAGCGCCTCGCTCTGGCGCGAGCGGGCGCGGCGCGCGATCACCGGCGCGATCACCCACCGCATGCGCGCCGCCGATCGCGTCGGCCGCACGCCGTCCGTCGCCGGCCTGCTCGAGGCCGTCGACCAGGCGTACCCGTTCGGCGAGCGCGCGCGCCTGCCCTACCGGATCTGGCTCGAGGAGCGCGCCCGCGCCGCCGACTACATCGCCCGCCTGCTCGGCGACGGCAGCCCGCTGCGCCGGGCGTGCCGGAGCTGCGGCGCGCGCCCCGGCCGCGCCTGCCGGCGGATCGGCCAGGACGACCGGCTGACCGACTACCACGCCGCGCGGGTCGACGGCGGCCGCTGCGCGCGCTGCCGCGCCCCGATCGCTCGCTGCAACGCGTGCCCCAGCCTCGACCAGGCCGTCACGGCGCACGCGGCGAGGTGCGCGGCGTGAGCGCGCCCGTCACCTACCTGTCCGTGCCGCAGATCGCCGAGCGCCTCGGCGTGTCGCGCGCCACCGCGTACCGGCTCGCGCGCGAGATGCTGCACGTCGCGATCGGTCGGACGATCCGCGTTCCCGAGCGCGCGTTCGGCGAGTACGTTCGCCGCCACACCAAGGAGCCGCCGAAGTGGGACGCATCTACCGTCGTGGGGACACCTATCACGCGTACTGGACGGACACGCGCGGCACGCACCACCGGCGATCGCTCGGCACCAAGGACGGCCGCGTCGCCGCCGCCCGACTCCGCGAGCTCGAGCTGGCGACGGCCGATCCAGCCGCGTACTCGACGCACACGCTAGGCGCGGCGCTCGACCACCTGTTCCGCGCGATGGTCGCCGAGCACGCCGCGGCGGCGACGATCGGCAGCTACCAGCAGAAGGCGCGGCACCTCGAGCGGCTCCTCGGCCAGGACCTGCGGCTCGCCGACGTCTCGCGCGACCGGACGACCAGCTACGTCACGACGCGCGTCGACGAGGGCGCGCACCCGTCGACGATCTACAAGGAGCTCGTCGTGCTGCGGCGCGCGCTCAAGGTCGCGATCGATCGCGGCGTGTGGACGGGCAACCCGGGCGCCGTCATCCCGAAGGTGAAGCAGCAGTACCGGCCGCGCGACCGCTGGCTGACGCACCACGAGGCGGACGCGATGCTCGCCGCGCTGCGGCCGCACCGCCGGCTGTGGGCCGCGATCGCGCTGTACGCCGGGCTGCGCGACTCCGAGGTCGAGCGCCTGCGCTGGGGCCGCGTCGACCGCGAGCGCGGCTGGATCCGCGTCGACGGTACCAAGACGGAGGGCGCGCACCGGATGGTCCCGATCCCGCCGCCGCTCGCGACGCTGCTCGCTGAGGCGGCCGAGCTCGCGGCGGCGCGCGGCGCGACCGGTGACGACCTGGTCGTCGAGACGTGGAGCAACGTGGACCGCGACCTCACCGCGGCGCTCGATCGCGGGCTGCACGGCGCGCGCGTGCGGCAGCCGAACGGCGCGGCGCCGTACCCGAGGCGCGACCCGATCTCGCCCAACGACCTGCGGCGGACCTACGCGAGCTGGCTCGTGCAGGCCGGCGTGCCGCTCTACGTCGTCGCGCGGCTGCTCGGGCACACCAGCACGCGGATGGTCGAGCGCGTCTACGGCCACCTCGCGACCTCGAACTACCAGGACGCGATCGACGCGATGTCCGCGCGCGCGGGCTGGCTCGCGGCGGCGACCTCGTGTGCAACGGGTGTGCAAGACACAGGCGCACGCGGTGCTACTGGAGAGACTCCTGAGACTCGCGGCGAGGGCCGAATCTCCAAGGATCTCGCGGAAGTCGTCGTGCCCAGGGACGGAGTTGAACCGCCGACACGCGGATTTTCAGAGCGCCCCGCACGCGTCGCAACGATCCGTGATCGCTTGCGAATCCTCAAGAGCACCGGGTAGCTGTGCAACGGGTGTGCAGCGGCCTGCGGCGAGCCGACGCGCAGGACAACCGCGCGGCGATGGCGCCGCCGGCGTTCGCCGGAAGCGTCGACGATCTGGCGGCGATGCTGAACGGGCCTAGCGCAACGCCGCGGCCGGCAGCGGCACGATCCTGCGCTCCGCGGCGACGAGGGCGAGGGTCCGGCGGGTCCGGGCGGTGAGCGCCTCGGTGGCCGGGAGGTCCCACGCGCGCTGGAACGCGCCGATGGCGGCCTTGGATAGCTGGCCGATCTTGCCGTCGATGGCGCCGCTGTAGAGCCGCAGGCGAGCCAGGGCGCGCTGGCACTCGGCATCGTCCGGGGCGAGCGCGGCGGCGCCGGCGATCGCGACGATCTGCGCCTCGGTGTAGTTCACGATGGTGCGGACCTTCGGGATGATGACGGCGCCGCGGCCGAGCCATGTGTAGTGCCAGGCCTCGTGCGCGAGCTGGTGGTCGCGCCGGTGGCAGAAGTAGCCGTGCTCCTCCATCACCGCGTCGAGCTCGGTCTTGGTGCGCGCGCCGAGGCCCTTCATGGTCGGGCGGATGTCGACGTCGATCGCCAGGCCGAGGTTGTGCGCCGAGTAGCCGGGCCGCTGCGCCCCGCGCCCTGCCTTGACGGCCGCGAGGGAGCTCTCGGCGGTGCGGAACATGTCGGACACGACGACGCGCCCGCGCCGCACCAGCGCGAGGTAGTCGGCCGCGGCGCCAGGGTGGAGGTACCGGGCGCGCTCCGGCATGCGCCCCGGCTGGCCGCCGACGCGGTAGATGCCGACGACCTGGTCGACGTCGAACTGGACGAGCTCGAGGATCACGGCGTCACCGGCCCGCACGCCCGCCACGCGCGCGCAGCGTAGGCATGGAGCACGCCGGCCCACCACTCGAGCGCGTCGAGCTGCTCGGCGGTCGCCGGCTGGTCACTCGCCGCCAGCTCCGTCACCTGTGCGGGCGGCGCCGGGGGCGGCTGGCTCAGGCACCGCGGCGGCCCCGGCACCACCACCGGCGCGCGCGGAGCGGTCGGCGGCGACGAGGCGCAGCGACGCCCGCAGCCGGGCGCGGCCAGGGCGGTCCACAGGCTCAGGACCAGGAAGCAGCGGGTACGCATCGGCATGGGCGAGTTCCTCCTCGAGGGCATCGGCACGAACCCGCTGCCGGCGTTCGGCGGCGGCGATCTCGGCGATCGCGTCGTGGGCGCGCTCGACCTCCACGGCGGCGGCGGCGGCGCGCGCCTCGGCGTCCGCGGCGCGGTCGGCGCGGCGGAGCGCGGAGGCGAAGGCGGCGCCAGTCAGCCCAAGCGCGGCCAGGGCGACGGCGAGCGCGCCGAGCGCGACGGCGAGGGTCACGACGTCGCCGGCGGCGAGCTCGGCGGCGCGGCATCGGCGCCGCGGCCCTCGAGCAGCACCAGCCCGAGCGTCAGGCTGGCGACCAGCACGCTCGTCCAGCTCGCCTCGCCGACCAGGACGGCGACGACGGCGCCGACTATCGTCACGGCGCTGGCGAGCGCCAGTGGCCACCATCCTCGCCGCAGGAACGCCAGCGCGGAGGTCGTCTGCACGCGCTTGCTCAGCGTCCGCAACAGGATGAGCAGCGCGACGCCGATCGCCGCGGCCCAGCCGTCCTCGGCGCGCGTCTCGCGCACGACGCGCACCGCGGCGGATGGCTCGTCGATCGCGTCGGGGGTGACGATCGCGGGCGGCTGGGTCGCCGGGGCCGCAGCGGTGGCGCCCGCGTCGAGCTCGGCGACGGCGCCAGCGGTGGGGCCGGCCGCGTGACTGGCGCGCTCGCAGGACGCCAGCATCGAGCCGAGCGCGAGCGCCACGGCGAACAGGGCGAGGTAGACGGTGGCCTCGATGAGCGAGGCGCGCGTGGGGGTCATGGCAGAGGCTCCTTGGGCAGCGGCAGGTCGGGAACGAAGTCGCGCCACAGGGCGCGCTGGAGCGTCGTGGTGGCGTGCTCGAGGCGGTCGAGGCGCTGCTCGACCGAGGTGGTCGCGGCCGCGGCGCGCTCGTCCGCCCGGCCGCGCTGGTAGACGATCGCGAAGGCGGTGCCCGCGAGCAGCGCAAGCCCGCCCAGCGCCGCGCGCACCCGCGCCATCACCCAGGCGCGGAGCTCCACGACAGGGCGGACCTCGGTGACCGCCTTGCCGAGCTGCTCGACGTCCGCGGCGAGCTGGCCGACCGAGGCCGCCAGCGTGCCGAGCTTGCCGGTGTTGCCGCGCGTGCCTTCCAGGTCGACGCGCAACTCGGCGAGCGACACGGCCACGTCCTGCACGGCGTCGCGGATGGCCCGCTGGTGCGCGTCCAGGTCGTCGACACGAGCGTCGAGGGCCTCCAGGGTCACGGCCTCACGGTCGCGCCGGCGGCCGGGTCGGTCGAGATCAGGCCCCGGGGTGGAACCAGCCGCGGATCGGGCCGATCCGGGTGTAGCCCAGCGTGCCCGCCGCCGTCGACGTGGAGGTCAGCAGGTACCGGATCGCGTCGTTGAACGGGAAGTCGGCGCTGCCCTCGAGCGTCGCCACGACCTCGCCGTCGATCGACGCGTAGACGCTGCCCGTGAGGATCCGCAAGCCGAGCTCGTAGACCTGGCCGGCGACGCACGGCACGTCGGTGTCGACCTCGCTCGTCCCGGTGGCGTCCTGCACGTGCAGCCACCAGTTGGCCGAGCCGCTCTTCTTCTTGATCACGATCCGGTGGGCGGCGTTGGAGTTGATGTGGAAGCCCCACTCGATCGAGTACGCCGTGGCCGTCCCGAACCCGGAGATCTCCACCTGGCCGCGCATCCCGTAGACCGCGGTTCCCGGGTCCCACCCGAAGAACAGGCCGCGCAGCGCCGACTCGCCGATGCCGTTGTTGTTGCCGATCTCGGCGAAGCGGCGCGGGTGATCCGCGTCCGGGGTCTGGATCGTGGGCGTGTCGGCGTTCGTCGCCGTGTACGTCCAGCCGTTGTCGGCGAAGGCCGCAGGGTCGGCCGCGTTGAACATCCACGGCTCGTCGACGCGCACGTCGTCGAGGTGGTCCACCCACTCGCCGACGAGGTTGCGCCACCAGTTGAACTTCTGCGCCGTCGGCTTGGCGCCCGGCCGGTAGCCCACCGCGAGCTCGCCGCTGGTCGGCGCGACCTTGGTCGGCGTGCCGGCCTCGGGCTCCGGCCCGGCCGGGTAGTTGGCGTCGGTCGCGTACGACGGAAGTTGCGCGGGGCGGAGCATCGACGCTCAGCGTCGCGCCGGCGCGGCCGTCGGGCGAGATCACGCCACCGAGCTGCCCAGAGCGCCGCCGCCGCTGCCGTCGTACTCCGCGAACCCCAGGCCAGGGCCGCCCGGGAAGCCGAGCACGCTCGCCTCGAACGTGAACGAGTCGTCCGGCGCCTCGGACAGCGTGTCGAGCACGACGCGCACGCCAGCGGCGACCGCGCGGCGCAGGAACTCGATCAGCAACCACGCGATCGACATGGCGACGGCGACTCCTTCCACGTGCACGACGACCGCGGCGACGCCGGTCGTCTCGATCCGCGCCAGCGCCTCGTCGTCGTACACGACCAGGTCGGTGATGGCGATCAGGTCCTCGGTGCGGCCGTCGCTGGCGTTCGTCGCGATCTGCGCGCGGATCCGCCGCCGGTACGCGTCGTCGTCCGCGCCGTCGCGCGCCCGGCCGACGATCGCCCCGATCACGTCGAGCTGCGCGCCCTCCGCGGTGTCCACGCGGCGCAGCAGCAGGAGCTGCATCAGCGCGGCCTCGAGCGGCTGGCACGCGCCGACCAGCGCCGAGACGAGGAGCTGCGCGTTGGTCACAGGTCACCTCGGTACTGCTGGGGCAGCCGGGCCAGCGCCGCGGCGGTGTGGTCGACCTCGGCGAGCTCGTCGTGCACGACGGGCAGCGGCAGCGCGGGCAGCTCTGCCTCGCCGGCGACCGCCCAGGCCCACGCATCGGAGGCCAGCTCGCCCCCGGCCACCGCGTGTGCAGACGTCTGCACGGCGCCCGCCGGCCAGCCGCCGGAGCGTCGGATCGTGAAGCGCAGCCCGCCCGTGATCGCCGCGGCCGAGCTCGCGGTGAACCCGGCCTGCCAGGCGCCGGACAGGTAGACCGGGACCGCCACGGGCGAGTCGCCCAGCGCGACGTGGAGCGTCACGAGCGCGAGCGTGTCGTCTGCCGTCACGTCGATCACCAGCGCGTCGTCCGCGGCGATCGCGCCCTCGGCGGGCGAGACGAGTGCGATCGTCGGAGCCGCGCCGCCGGCCATGGACTCCTCGACCGCCGCCATCGCGACGTTGATCACCTGCCCGATGTCGGGCCCGAGCATGGCGCGGAGCTCCAGGCGATCGCCGGGGTACAGCTCGAGCCCCCACAGAGGGATGTGCTGGGGCTCGATGTTGGAGCCGCCCGAGCTGGTGAAGTGCCCCACGAACGCCAGCGGCTGCTCGTTGAGCATCAGCACGTTGTACCAGCTCACGACGTTGTCGACGCACTCGGACCGCAGCGAGGCGCCGAGGACGGTGAATCCGCCGGCGCCGACCTCCTGCTGGGCCTGCCCGCTCCAGGTGAACGCCACGATCCCGTCGGCGGAGGGCCGGCACACGGCGTCGTAGTGGAGCGGTGCGCCAGTGTCCGTGCGCTTGCCCCACAGCCGGAGGTGGTGCACTTGCGGGAAGATGCCGGGGAGCGTGCCGGACGGGTTCACCACGGCCGCCGCCGCGGCGAGGTCCTGGCCAGCGGTGAGCTGGAGCCCGTCGCCGAAGTCGAACTTCAGGGGGCACGCGCCATCGTCTCGCGCCGGGGCGTACTGCTTCGCCGTCGTGGCGATCGGGCCCTCCTCGATCATACCGACCATGCGGGCTTCCATCTCCAGCACCGCGTTCCCGTCCACGGACAGGGTCACGATCGCGCCGCGTTCGACGCGACCATCGCGCACGTGTTGGAAGTTGGTGTTGGTGGCGATGGTTCCCAGGTAGGCCCCGACGTTGATCGCCGCCACCGTGGTCTTCACGTCCGCCGGGACCGTGTAGCTCCACACCGCGGCGAGGTCGTCGTACGCGACATGGTGGAGCTGCGACGGCGGGGTGGTCGACGACGAGAACCCGACCGGGTCGCACGCGCGCTGCTGCCCCAGATCCGTGTGCGTGTACGGCGCGTCGCCCAGGAGCGGCACGGTCAGGCCTCCGGCTCGAAGGTGCCGAGGAACCCGGCGTTGACGAAGCCGCTGAGCCCCCACGGCGTGGCGAGGTACCAGTCGATCGCCTCGCCGGCGGTGAACCGCAGCCCGTCACCCCACGGCACGACCAGCGAGAACGCGTGCCGCGACTGGGCCACCTGGCCGCTGAGCCACGCCGCGAAGATCGCGGAGGCGTTCACCCGCACCTGCACGACCCCGCCGTCGGGGTTGGCCTGGGTGGTCTCAGCCTGGAACGTCGAGGCGTAGAGCGAGATCGTCGCGCACTTCCACAGCACGTCGGCCGAGGGCGTGTGCTGCCCCATCGAGGTGTCGTCGGACGACGCCGTCGTGAGCAGGTGGGAGTGCAGGATGGCGGCGCGGCCGGGCATGGCTCACTGGCCGAAGAAGCTGCCGTTCCACTTCATCGAGGTCGCCGCGGCCGGCGTGCAGATCCACCGCACGACCGTGCTGCCGTCGAACGTCAGCCCGTTGCCCCACGGGAGGATGACGACGCCGGGGCGCGTGTCCAGGTCGGTGTTCATGATGCGCGTCTCGAAGATGTCCGCGCCGCCGGACTGCAGCTTCGCCACGCCCATGTTCGACTCGGTGCCGCTGTACGTGGTGAGGTAGGCGGTCAGCGCAGTGCACTTCCACGAGACGGTGTTCGCCGGGGTGAAGCTGCTGATCACCTGGTCCGCCGTCGTGGCGGTGGTGGTGATGCCGGCGTGCTGGAAGGTGGCCATGTCGTGCTCCTGTCAGGCGACCGGGTGCTCGCGCCCGTCCGCGGTGAAGATCGTGGGGTGCTTCTCGGTCGGCGCCGCCTGCGCCATCACGCCGACGTGGTCGCCGTCCCAGCCCGCGACGGCGCACCCGTGGAACACGGGCGTGAACGGGACGAACAGGTGCTGGCTGACCGCGAGCAACGTCGTCGCGTAGTCCTCGTTCGGGATCTGGATCAGGATGTTCTGGGCGCCGCGGCTGCGCAGGTCTTCCACCATCCGTCGGAGGTCGCGCGCGATCGCGGGCGGGATGAAGCTGGCGATGTCGACCATCATGCTCACGGCGTGCCTCCGGTCGAGGTGGCCTCGATGCGAGCCGTGTCGTAGACGGCGAGCTCGCGCGGGCCGACCGCGACCGTCGTGGTGACGGGCGGGTCGACGTCGTCGACGGTGCAGGCGGTCACGGCGATCACGCCGGGGACGGTGAACGCCTGCGCGCTCACGGCCGAGGCGTAGGGGTCCCAGCCCGTCGGGCGCGCGTTGCCCCACGTCGCGATCGCCGTCGCGATCTGGTCGTCGCCGTCGGCGGGGTACAGCGACGCGTCGACCAGGACGCTGATCTCGACGTACACGTCGATCTCCACCGGCCGCGAGAACGCGACGGCGTGCGCGACGCCGGCCGAGTCGGTAGCCGTGCCGCCCTCGGTGCCGTGCGTCTGGATGCCGGCCGCGACGTTCGCGAGCAGCGTGTCCCAGAGGTCCTGGTCGTCGCCGCCCTGGACGAGCGCCTCGACCGAGTGCGGCGGCATCCCGTCGACGACCGCGTCGGTGTTGTTGACGAACACGCGGACCGCCCTGACGTCGGCGACCGCGAGCAGCGCGGCGCGGATGGCGTCGGCGGTGCCGGTGCCGGGCTGCGCCAGCTCGAGCGCGCGCCGGATGCGCAGGTCCTGGTCGGTCTCCTGCGCGGAGCCCACGCTGGCGTCGGCCTGGTTGTAGGCGCCCGACCAGCCGCCGGCCGGCGTCACGATCTCGGTCACCGTGCCGGCGTTGGCCACGAGCGCGCCGGTCAGCGTCGCCGCGGCCGGGACGTTGGCGATCGCCGTGCCGGCGCCCATGTACAGCCACTCGACCGTCCCATCGTCGTCCTCGACGAGGTACTCGGTCTCGACCGGGCCGCCGCTGCCCGCCGACGTGCCGGCGTTCACGCACACGTAGACGCGCCCGCCGTTCTCGACGACGTCGCCCACGACGTACGGGGTGGTCGCAGCCCACGCCGAGACGACCTCGAGCGTCGCGGCCTCGTCGGTCGCGAACTGCACCCCGTCGGGCACGCGCGCGATCGATCCGGCGGGCACCGTCGTCGCCGGCGTCCCGGTCAGGGTCAGCGTGACGCGCGACGGGGCGGCGCCGCGGCGCAGCGTCCCCGTGAGCATCGCGAGGGCGTCGAGCGCCGCGCCACTGGCCGCGTCGATGTCCATCGCCGAGTTGACGGCCTCGGCGAGCTCCCACAGCGCGGCCAGGCGCTCGGCCACGATGCCGACGAGCTGGCCCTCGAGCGAGCGGTCCGACAGGTCCAGCGTGGCGCCGAACGCGGCCCACACCCGCGCGTTGAGGTCCGCGCGGATGTCCGCGAGCGTCATCGCGGCGAACCCGGCCGACGTGAGACCGAACGTCATGCTGCCACCTCGAGCTGGTCGACGAGCTCGCCGAACGCGCAGCGCGCGCGCCACGACACCGACAGCCGCCGCGACGGTCCGTCGAACGACGTCTGCAGCGCCGTGAGCGCGACGACCCCGGGCGTCGCGAGGATCTCACGCCGGAACGCCGCGCGCGTGCGCGTCGCGTCGTAGCGCTGCCCGAGCAGCGCCGCGCGCTCGTCCACGCCGAGCCCCGGCAGGTACGGCACGCCCGCGTCGAGGTCGAGGAACCACTCGCCGGCGAACAGCAGCAGCCGCGACCGCACACCGATCGCCACGGCCTCGAGGCCCGCGGCCAGGCGCAGCGGGATCTCGAGATCGCCATCGGCGTCGCGCGCGAAGCAGACCGGGTCGGTGACGAGCAGCGCCATGGTCAGTCCGCGCTCACCACCGGCGAGCACGCCGGCGTCGTGATCGTGACGGCCGTCCCGTTGCCGGAGACGCCGGACCCGGTCGTCACGCCGGTGTGCGTGTGGTTCGTCAGCCTGTTGTTGACGTCCCCGACCACGGCCGCGAGGTCGCTCCGCCGCACGACCGGGTCGTCCGCCTCGGGCGAGCCGAGCCGGATCGCCGCGCCGTGCACGACGAGCGCATCCGTCGGCGCCTCGGTCGGCGGCGCGCCGAACGCGTGCAGCCCGGGGATCGCGATCGCGTCCTCCAGGTGGTGCCGGTGATCGCTGCCCGGATCGGACACCTCACCGCCCGCTCCGACCTTCCACCGCGCGATCGAGCTCGAGGCGATCACGAGCAGGACGACCGCCCCGACCTCGACCGGCCAGGTGATCCGGTAGGCGCCGGCGCCAGGGAAAACCAGCGGCACGTCGACCAGGACGGGGAGCGGCTCGGCCATGCGCGCGCCGTCCTCGTCGACCAGGCCGTCGGCCACCAGCGGCTGGACGTCGACGGCCTGGCGGTCGGCGTCGTAGGCCACGACCTGGCCCGGCAGTGCCACCCTCACGCCCGCGAGGCGCTGCTCGAGCGCGCCGGCGATCAGCGTCCGCAGCGACGGCGTGGCGGTGCGTTCCACGTCCTCGACGGTGCCGCCGGGGCCGTCGTCGGTCGAGATGGCCTCAGCCGAGCGGGGCGCCGCCGCCGCCGGGCTTGAGGGCGGCCTCCTCGGCGGCTGTGGCGGCCGGGGTCGGCGCGGCCGCGCCGGCGGTGGCGCTCGCCGAGCCGCCAAGCGGGGTCGCCTCGACCTGGCTGGTCCACTCCGAGCCGTGCGTGTCGCCCACGTGCTTGACGCTGCGCATCCGGTGCAGGCCGCGCACGACGCGCGCCTCGAGCTGCACCCGGCCGCCCGGCGTCAGCTCGGGAAACAGCAGCGCGCTGAACGTCAGCGTCCGCTGCTGCTTGCTCTTGGTCGGCGCGCTGTACTCCGGCACGCCGATCAGCCCGGTCGCCTCGCTGATCACCCAGGCCTCGTCCGCGTTGACCGCGCCGTCGCGCAGGACCTGGAGCTGCTCACCCTGGATCGACCACGAGTAGCCGAGCTGCGCGAGCAGGCGCGTCAGCTCGTCACGCGCCAGCCCGGACACCGTCACACCTGCCGGCAGCGCGCCGCCGAGCTCGGCGACGCCCGCGGGCAGCGCGTAGCCCATCGCCTGGGCGACGTCGCGCAGGATCGTCGCGACCGGCGTGCCCGTGCGGTAGGTGCGACCGACGCGCGCGCGGTCGGCCCGGGCGCCGTCGACCACCTCGAGCCGCGTCGTCCAGTCGGTGCCGTCGTGGCGCGACTCGCACCAGCGCACCGCGCCCGCCAGGATCCGCCGGTACGTGCCGTCGTAGCCCGCCTCGAGCCACGCCGTCATGCCGTCGCGCTGCAGCCACGCGCGCGTCTCGGCGTTGCAGTTGGTCAGCGTGACGGTGCCGGTGTTCGGTTCCTTCGAGATCGTCTTGGTGATCTCGAACTGCACGCGCAGCCCGTCGATCACCAGGCCGTTGTCCGCGCCGCCGCCGTGGAACGCGACGACCCGGCAGACGCGGTCGAACAGCCTCACGGCCGCTCGCTCCCGAACGCCTCCGCCACGAGCTCGTAGCGCGTGAAGTACCAGAGCTCGACGCGCGCGCCCAGGTCCTCCAGCGTCGCCTCGCGCCCGGCGCCCGAGGTGTCCCGCGCGATCAGCGCCCCGTCCCGGAACAGCGTGTGCTGCGCGCGCCGGCCCAGCATCGCGCCCAGCACGACCTTCACGCCCTGGACGATCGGCGTCCGCTCGTCGCGCTCGAGCACGTCCAGGTACCACGCCGCCTCGCGCTCGTTCCACCGCAGGCGCACCAGGTAGATGCCGCCGGCGAGGTCCGTCGTCCACGCCTGATCCGCGTCGCCCTGCACGATCGGGAGGATGGTCGGCATCAGAACACCGGGATTCCAGAGCGGAACTTCTCGGCTTCGTAGACCTCGGGCGGCGGCGCCACGTTGCCGACCGGCGTGTCCTCGTCGAAGATCGCGCCGACGATGGCGTCGGAGTTGACCCGGGACGCCCGGTCGCGGGTGGTGCCAGCGAGATCCGTGGCGAACCACTTGCGGTCGGTGGAGTCGAGCGCCTCTCCGCGCTTCCGCTCCCGCGCGCCCGACAGCGTCGCGCTCGGCAGCGTGCCGCGCGGAACGTCCTCCCCGTAGTAGAGCCCGCCGTCGCGGCTCTCCACGAGGATCAGCACGCCGACATCCGAGCCAGTGCCCGGCGGGTATCGTGGGCGCCACTCGAAGATCTTCCCCGCAACCTTCTTCCCTGAGCGGTGCCCATGCCGCCCGGTGCGCTTGGCGTTCGGCTGCGCCGTGCGAACGGTGACGCGCTGGGTCTCGACGACGCGGACCTGTCGGAACGTCGCGGTGAAGAACAGGCCGCCGGTCGTCTCGCGCGACCGCGGGACGCTGAGCATCACCAGCGCCATCGAGGTCCACGTGCCGAGGGACGTCTCGATCGTCACGGGCTGGCGCGCGTCGCGGATCGCCTGCAGCCGCGCGTAGGCGTCCTCGGACGGCAGCGGCGCGTCCTGGCCCTCGGCCTGGCGCGTCGGGTCGGTCGCGATCGCGCCGATCGGCGTGTCGCTGACGACGCACTCCAGCTCGATCTCGATCGGCCGCGCGCGCACGTGGTCGACCATGTCGGCGCCACGCTCCACCGGGTGCTCGGTGACCGACGCCTCGAACCCGTGCGCCTCGCTGATCGCGAGGTCCATCGGGTAGCCGTCGATGTACACGGCCATCAGCCGCCCTCCGACGCGCGGTACTCGCGCTCGCGTTCTTCGCGCACGATCCGACGCACCTCTTCACCGGTCGCCCGGGGATCACGCGCGCCGTTGACGTTGATGGTCGTGCTGACGTTGTTCGTCGTGGCGCCCGCCGCCGACGCCGTCGGCATGCGCGTCGGCTCCGAGCCGATGTGGTCCAGCGTCTTGATCTTGTCGATGTCCACGCCGGGCAGGTAGTTCATCGCGTCGATCGTCTTGTTCGCCAGCCAGATGACGTTGTTGACCCGGTCGATGAAGAAGTTGACGAAGCCAGCGATGATCGACTTGATGCCGTCGGCGGCCCAGAGGAACGGCGCGGCGATGAAGGCGGCGAGTGCCTTGAAGCCGTCGACCATCGCGAGGTAGCCGTCGACGATGAAGTCCCACGCGGCGATGAACGGCGCCGCCAGGCCGCGGCCGACGGCGGCGAACGCCTGGCCGACGCCGCGGATCGACGTCTTGAGGAACGCGGCGATGCGGCCCCAGTTCTTGTAGAGCTTGATCGCCGCGTAGCCGACGGCGGTCAGCGCGGCGACGACGGCGATCACCGGCGCGGCCGCGATGACCCAGGACGCCGCCATCGTCGCGCCGAGCCCGGCAAGCCCGAGCAGCAGCGCGCGCGCGACGTCGCCGTGGTCGATCAGCCAGCCGATCACCGCGCCGATCGCGCTGAACGCGCCGGCGATGACCGCGCCCACCGTGGAGGCGAACGACTGGATCGCCGCCTGGTTCGACTCCATCCACGCCGACATTCGGTCGATCGCGGGGCCGAGCGCGTCGAACAGCCCCTTGCCGATGCGCGCGAGGAACTGCGCCGCAGCGTCCTGGAGCTGGCTGAGCCGGCCGCTGAACGACTGGCCCTGGCGCTCGGCGAGCTGGGTGATCTGCTTCTGCGTCAGGGCGGCCTTGAGCACGGCGCCGCGCTGCGCGGCGGACATCTCGTTGAAGCGCTTGCGGCCCTTCTCGCCGACGTAGCCCATCGAGCCGAGCAGCGTCCCGGTGAGCTGGTCGACGCTGTTGAACTGCCCGCGCAGCGCCTGGCCGATGTCGCGCGCGGCGACGTCCCAGGAGATGCTCAGCGCCTTGGCCGCGACCGTCGCGTTGACCGCGAGGTCCTCGAGGTCCTGCAGGCCGAGCCCAGCCGCCGTCACCGGCTGGGTGATCTGGCCGAGCATCTGCGTGTACTCGGCGGTGGTGCCGGGCAGCGAGGCCGCGCGGCGCTGCAGGTTGGCGTACAGCTTGTCGGCGACGCCGAGCTGGTCGGCGAGGTCCGTCTTCTTCGAGAGCGCGAGCATCCCCGCGATCTGGTTCTTGGTGTCCTCGACCGTGGCGTTGAGCATCACGCCCTTGACGACCGCGGCGCCGACGCCCAGGCCGAGGCCGAGCGCGACGCCCTTGATCGACTTCCGCAGGCTCGCCATCCCCTCGTTCCACTTCGCCACCCACGGGCTCGGGTCGGCCTTGCGGAACCGGCCCATCTCGTCGCGGAGCTGCCCGACCGCGCGGTGCGCGCCGGCGAGCTCGCGCTGGTCGACCTCGATGCCGAGCCGGGCGAACAGGTCGGCGATCTTGATCCCCGCCATCAGCGCACCTTCCGCGCCGCATCGGCCTCGGCCGCCTGCCAGGCGTCGAGGGCGAGGTTGAGGAGGTCGACGTCGTCGAAGCTCATGGTCCCGATCTCAGTCCAGGTCGCCTTGCCCTCGAGCAGGAGCCGGTAGCACGGCCACAGGCGCTCGTGCTCCGGCTGCAGGCCGCGGAGCGCTACCCCGTCGCCACGGCGGCGAACTGGGCGAGCGCGGCGGAAAAATTTCCGTACGTCACCTCGAACGCGAACGCGGCGACCTTCGGGGCCGACCAGAACCGCTCTCCGCTGAACGCGAGCGAGAAGGTGGCGCGGTCCCGGACCTCGTGCTTGACCGGCCCGCTCGGGCCCGGCGCGACGATCACCGTGTTGCGCATCAGGCGCACCATCAGCTCCGGCAAACGCTCGCCGGCGAGGGCCTTGGACGCCTCGCGCAGGAGCTGCTCGAGGTCGACCTCGTCGGCGTTCGCCGCGCGCGCGCTCAGCAGCGGCCCGAGCACGCCCGCGATGTCGGGCAGCAGCGCCCAGCCGTCCCAGCCGTCCAGCGGCGCGCACGTGACCGCCAGGCCGTCGATCGTCTTGGTCTGCGGCCCCGCCATCAGCGGACGCTCCCGCCCACGTGCGCCTCGAGCTCGGCGCAGTCGAAGATCCACTCGCGCGCGGCGTGCTCGGCGCCGAACTCGGTGTTGGGCACCTTCTGGATCCACGCCTCGGCCGCGGCGATCAGCGTCGTCCCGTTGACGTGCTTGACCATCAGCGCGTGGCGCTGCAGGCCGGCGCCGGGCTGGCGCTGCGCCGCGGCGATCAGCGACAGGGCGTCGTTGGTCGACGAGGCCTGGCCGATCGTGACCGTCACCTTGCCGCCGCGGTTGGCGCTGACCGTGGCGGTGACGGCGCCCTGCGCGCCGACGTGCTTGGTCACCGCGTCCTCGTCGTACTCGGCGGACACGAACGTGCCGTCCGAGAACCCCTGGAGGAGCAGCGGCCCCCAGGTCACGATGACGTCGCGCGGGTCGTACTGGCGGAGCATGGTGGTCCTCGGTGGTGGGGGTCAGATCAGAACGAGACGACGCCGTTGAGGGGGATGACCGAGTGGATCGCGCCGGCGAGCGTGCCGGCGAACTTCACGTCGCGGAGCTGGCGCGCCGACTTGTCCGCCGGCGCGACGTCGGCGATGTCCGGCGCCTCGACGCTGGTCGAGCCCGGGGCGAGCACGCCCTGGGTGACCGCGCGCGCGACGGCGCCGCGCACCGCGCCCTCCACCATCGCGATGCCCTCGCTGGTGTACGGCACCTTGTCGGCGCCGGCGAGCACGCCGAACACCGACTTGCTGACCTCGTCGTCGAGCCAGTCGACGTCGCGGCGGACGTCGAGGAAGCCGTAGACGGTCGAGCCGACCGTGCCCTCCCACGTGATCGGGCGGCCCGCGATCTCCTCGTAGCTGTTGCCGCGCTTGGCGCGCAGGTTGGTCTTGTGCGTCGCCGTCAGCACGACGGCGTCGACGCCGGCCAGCGTCTTGAACTTGGCGGTGGCCTGGCCCGGCTCGGTCGGCAGCCAGCGGCCCATCCACGCCGCGGCGAGGAACGCCGCGGGGCTCGGGTGGTACACGCCCATCGTGCGCGTGTAGCTGCCGGTGCGGATGTCGTCGAGGACGTCGCCGCCGCCCGACGCCGCGGTGACGCTGGCGCTGGCGTTGGTGTCCGGGACGTAGAGCTTGCCGTTCGACTCGGCCCACGCCGCCGCGGCGTTGACGAGCGCCTCGCTGTTGTACAGCGTGATCAGGCCGTACCAGCCCGGGTCGGCGAGCGCGATCGCGGCGAGGTCGGTGGCGACGCCCGGGTCGGCGTGGGTCTGCGCGATCGACAGGTCGTCGACCGACACGACCTCGAGGCTGAACCAGCTGCCGGCCGCGTCGCCCGTGACCGTGAACGGCGAGGTGGCGCCTGCCGCGGTGTAGTTGTTGCCCGTCACCGCGTTGAGGGCGGCAACCAGCCCGGTGGCGATCTCGCCGTCGGTGGCGCTGGCGTCGGAGCTGTATTCGGCGGTGGCGTCGGCGAACCCCTGGCCCTTGACCTTGATCTGGTAGGTGTGGCTGTTGCGCACCGTCGCGACGCTGAGCGTGAACACCTGCGTCGGCTTGAGCGCGGCGCGGCCGATCGCGAGCTTGCTCGGGCGCGGCGACTGGGCGAACACCGCCGCGGCGGCCCGGTACTCCGGCGAGCTGGTCACCGCGAAGTCGGCGGCGACGCCGGCGAGGCTCGTGTAGTAGCGGACGCGCTCGGCGAACGCGGCGTTGTGCGACAGGATCAGCGGCACGCCGAACCCCGCGCGCGCGATGCCCACGTTGTCGACGGTGATCGCGAGCTGGACGTGGTCGGTCAGCGTCATCGCGGGCAGGCCTCCATGTGGCCTAGGCTCCGACGGCGCGGGTGGTCGGTCGAGATGGGCAGGGCCGGGCGTGCAGACGTCTGCACGGGCCCGCGGCGCCGGTCACGGCGGCGGGTCGGGCAGCCAGGTCGTCGTGTCCGAGACGTCGTTCTCGACCTCGGCGCGCTCGATGTACGTGCCGAGCTCGACCAGGTCGGCGGCGACGTGGATCGTCACGTCGACCAGCGCCCGCGACTCGAACTGCCCGTCCCGGTCGCCGTCGAGCTCGGTGATGGCGTCGACCGCGCCGACGCCGACCCCGCCGGCGCGCAGCGCCTCGGCGACGAACGGCAGGGCCCGCGCGGTCAGCGCGCGCTCGAGCAGCGCGGCGCCGCGGCTGGCGCCCGCCAGCGGCGCGCCGAAGACCTGGATCGACAGGTTCAGCGTGCGCGGGCCGCGGACGTGGTGCTCAAGCTCCCCGCCCGGATCGGGGTCCACGACCTCGACCACGTCGCGCCAGTCGTGGCCGACGCGGCGCAGCTCGGACAGGCGCAGCACGGCGTAGACGCCCGCCGGCTGCGGCCCGCCCTGCCCGGCCCAGATCACCTGGGTCGCGGCGAGCTGCGTCCCGGCGACGATCCAGGCGTGGATCGCGTTCTCGAGCGCCACCCAGCTGATCACGGGGTCACCTGCCGCGCGGCGTAGGCGCGCCAGTGCACGCCGCCGAGCCCCTGCCACCGCTCGGCGCGCACGATGACCCACGCCTCGCCGTCCAGGGTGATGCGGTCCCCTGCCTGGCTCGGCGTGCGCGGCCACAGCTCGGTCTCGGTGTAGAGGACACGCAGCTCGTCGCCCCGCTGTCCCTCGGGCACGTCGCGGAGCTGGCGGCCGCTCACCGGCTGCACGGTGGCGACGACGCCGACGAGGACCGACGTGGCGCCGGCGACGAACTTGCCGTTGGCGTCGTACGTCCCGGGCGCGGTGCGGGTGACCGTGTAGACCCCGGTCGACAGCGAGCCGATGGCGCCGCGCAGCGCCATCACTTGCCCTCGACGGACCAGGTGATCGCGTTGAGCATCTGGCTGGTGTCGACCAGGGCGCGATCGGAGCCCTTGCGCGCGATCGTGCGCGGCGACAGCGGCGGCGGGATGTTGGTGTCGACGATGTGCGACTTGACCTGCGCGCTCGCCCACGCGCCGAGCATCTGCAGGCCGCGCACGGGCGCCAGCTTGCCGGTCAGGATGGCGCGCGAGATCCGCTCGGTCATGCCGGCGAGCTGCCCCGTCGCCCGCATCTTGCGCAGGGACGCGCGCAGGAAGCTGCGCTCCGGGATGCCGCGCGCCGGCGAGCCGAACTCGTGGACCGCGCCGATCGTCGCGTTGCGACCGTCGCCCAGGATGCCGACCCGCACGCGCTGGTCCTTGAGCAGCTGCTCGACGTTGCGCGCGATGCGGCGCCACTCGCGGTCGTCGATCTTGACGGTGATGGCCATCAGGCCACCACCGGCAGCCGCGCCGCGCTCGAGCGGATGAGGGCGGCGAGCTCGCGCCCGTAGGACGTGCTCGACCAGGCGCTGTCCGCCGCGCCGCCGGCGCTGGCCTGCGCGTAGGTGCGCGACAGGCCGCCCGCCGACTCGGACACCACCGGGCCGGCCGGCGCCGCGCCGCCCGAGAGCGCCACGGTCCCGAAGTGCGCCGCGAGCAGGATGCGGGCGAGCCGCAGCCGCGGCGCCGCCTCGCCGCCGAACGTCGCGACGCTCAGCGCGGCGTTGACGTGCGCGAGGATGGTGACCTGCGCGCCGACGTCGACGGTCGCCAGCTCGGGCGCCATCGCCGTGACGTCCGCCCAGGCGATCGCCGCCACGGGTCAGCCCCGGCCGCGCTGCTTGGTCGAGGCCGGCGCCGCCGGAGCGGTGCTGGCCGGTGCCGGCGCGGGCGCCTCGGCGGGGACGGTCGCCGCCGGCTTGCCCGCCACGCCCGCCGCCGCGAGCTCGCGCTCACGGCGCAGCGCCGCGCGCCGCGCGAGGTGACGCTGCATCGCCGGCGACGGCACGATCAGGCCCCCAGCCGCATGTAGCTGAAGGCCACCGGGTAGCGGATCACCGTCCCGCCCGACGCTGCGTGGCACGGGACGTTGATGTCGAGGCCGTCGGCCTGCGGCGGCTCCTCGGTGTAGTTGCGCGCGGTGGCGTGGCCGAGCGCCATCGGGTTGAGGGGGTAGCACACCGCGCGCCCCTCGGTGCCGCTGTCGAGGTTCTCGAGCAGCGACCACTCCGCGACGCCGGCGAGCCACTCGCCCAGGTTCTGCTCGAGCACGGTCAGGATCGACCGCGAGTCGGACGTCGAGATCGGCGTCGACTTGCAGGTCGCGTAGTCGCTCGGCGGCAGCAGGATCATGAAGCGGTCGAACGCGGGGATGTTGTCCCCGGACGGCAGCTCCGCCGCGTGCTGCAGACGCGCGCGCGTGTCCGAGACGAGCTTGACGAGCGAGTCGTACTTGTTCTGCGCGGTGGAGAAGTTGGACACCGCGGTGACGGTGTTGCCGGAGATGATCGCGGCGTCGTTCAGCAGGCCGGTGAAGCCGAGCTGGCTGTCGCCGAGCGCGATCAGCCGGTCGAGCTTGCGCTCGATGGCCGACATCGCCGCGATCACCGTGACGTCGTCGAGCGGGATGCCCTTCTGGGCCGCCGCGCGGATCGCCGTCACCGACCACCCGTAGGAGGCGGTGACCGGGACGATCCGCCGCGTCCACTCGGTGCGCTTCACGCTGACCTGGCGCAGGTCCTTGGCGCGCTTGCCGTGCGCCTTGGCCTCGCCCTGGATGCCCCACATCGAGTAGCTGTACGACTCGTCGTAGGGGGAGATGTTGTTGATGGGCGGCACGAAGCGCCGCGCCCGGAGCCCGGCGTAGAGCTCCATGTACCGCGCCGGGTCCTTCGACTCGAGCTCGCGCGAGAGGAAGATCGTCTCGTTCGCGTCGAGACGCTGGCTGGCCGCGACGGCCTGGACGTTGTGCTTCATGGCGGTGGTGTCCCTTGGGGTGGATCAGACGTCGGCCGCGGCGAGCGAGCTGTTGGAGAAGTCGATCTCGAGCAGCGCGGCGCCGCCGGCGGTGCCGGCCGTCACCCACCGCGCGCCCATGTCGGTGAGGTCGGTGCAGTCGGTGCCGTCCGCGGTCGAGCGGAACGCGCCGGCGATCTCGGCGCCAGCCGCCGTGTGGCGCACGCGGACGTCGCCGCCGATGGCGACGTTCTCCTCGATGTAGACCCAGAACCGCCCGCGGCGGCCGATGGTCATGAGGGTGTCGGGCGCGAAGCCCCCGGCCGCGGCGAGCTTCGCCGGGTCGGAGAACTCGCGCAGGACGACGCCGAACGGGGTCGTGGCCGCGGCCGCCATCGGCGTCACCTCGCCCTCGGCGGCGGCGGCGGCGACCGCGATGCCGGCGACCAGGCCGGCGGACGCGTGGCCGTTGATGGCGGTGACGAGGTCACCGTCGGTGGCGGTGTAGTGATCGCCGAGGTCACCGGGCAGGCCGGGCAGCGGCGTCGCGAGGACGGCGGTCTGGGACATGGATCAGGCCTTCCCGTGGTCGGGGTTGAGGGTCTTGCGCCAGGCGTTGTTGACGTGGTCCTCGTAGGCGTTGGGCGCCACGGAGGTCGGCGCGCCGCTGTCGGTGCGCTGCTTGGCCAGGATGTCGCCGACGCGCGCCTGGTTCGTGGCGTTGCGGCCGTGGAGCTCGACGAGCGTCACGTACCGGCCGCGGACCTGGTCGTCGTTCTCGCTGCGGACGTCGACCGAGCTGTCGAGGCGCTTGATGACCGCCTCCTGGATCTGCCGGTCGGTGAGCGAGTCGGCGCGGAACGCCTCGCCGAGGATCGCACGCGCCTCCAGGCGCAGCTTGGCGCGCTCGTCGGCGCGCCGCTCGAGCAGCTCGCCGAACCGCGACACCTGCGACTCGGCGGCGTCCGCGCGGGTGCGCTCGCGCTGGATGGCCTCGGACTCGGCGGCCGTGGCGCCGGACGCGACGAGCCCCTCGAGCCGGGTGACCTCGGCGCGGAGCGTCGCGACCATCGCCTCGGCCTCGTCGGCACGCTGCTTGTCGGTCTTCATGTCGCCATGCTCGGGCGGCGCGTCCGAGCGGTCGAGATCCTCGCGTGCAGACGTCTGCACGACCTGCTCCGCGGCGTCCATCCGCACGCGCGCGGTGTGGCCCGCGCGGGGGTCGACACCGACGGCGAGGTGGTTGACGACGATGTTGCGCTGGATCGCGTCGTAGCGGCCCCACTGCGGGTGCACGCCGGGCGAGTCGTCGAGGTCGACGTCGTAGCCGACCGACAGCCCGGTGGCGCCGTGCTCGAGCGCGGCGATGACGGCCGGGTCCTTCACGACGATCGACGCGGCGACGTGGTCGCCGTCGCGCCGCGCCGGCCCGGTGACGGTGCCGACCTCGTAGCGCCGCACGTTGGCGGCGGTGACCGGCTCGGACGGGTGGCCGTGCGTCAGCGGCGCGCCCTCGAACCCGGCGAGCGCGTCGGCGCGGAACACCTCCTCCGGTAGCCGCAGCTCGCGCCGCGTCGTCCCGTCGGGGTTGCGGTACTCGAACACGCCGACCCGGCTCGCGTAGCCGTCGACGCGGAGGAACCCCTGCGGCGTGCGCTGGGGCGAGCGGAGGTTGCCGTGGTCGAGGCGAAACGCGCGGGCCATGCCGCCATCGTGGGCGGCGGCGCGCGCGCGGTCGATTCAGGCCGCGACGCTGCGGGCGCGGCGGCGCCGAGCCGCCAAGTGGCGGCGGTCAGCCGCGTCGTCGCCAGCGTCCCAGATGACCCACTTGTCGCGCCGGATGATCGCCTGGAGCTCCCTGACGGCAACGTCGTCCACGTGGCGCGAGAGGGAGTTCATCATGATCTCGCCCTCGTCGCTGCTGATGGCACCGTGCTGCTGGTAGAAGGCGACGTACGACGCGACCGAAGGGGTGACGTTGAACACGTTATCGGTCGAGGCCTGGGACGGCGCGTCGGATCGCGCTGGCGATCGCGAGCTCGTGTGGCGTCGCGGGCTGTCCATCCGGGAACGATACACCGACGACGTTGGCGTTGCCATCGCTGGATGGTCGCGCTGCGGCGATGTGGCGCGCCAACCGGTCCGTCATCGTGAGCCCCATGACGCCAGGTTCCGGGCGGGGGTCACCCTTGAGCGAAAGCGATGCCTCCGCCAGCATACCGGTGACGTCGCTCCGATCGACGGGAAGCCCAGGCACGCGCCGGAGCGCATCGACGACGTCGTTGACGCGCTGCTTGTATGTGCCGGTCCTGATGTCCCATCCGTACATGTCCCGCATCGTCGCGCGCGCGGCCATCTCGGTGACCACCTCCTCGATGGTGCCGCTGCGGCCGACGTACTCGCCGTGCCGCATCGGCCCGCAGCCGTGCAGCACTTCGTGGACGAACGTCTTCATCCCCATCCCGTCGCGCTCGATCGGCGTGGCGTCCATGTTTCGGCCGCGCCTCGTCCGCTGGGCAGTCGCGCGCTCGAGCTTCTCCCGCACCTTGGCCCTGTCGCGCGTCCAGGCATCGCCGAAGTCGCGCGCACGCTCGGCCGTCGAAGGGTCCAGCTCGATGGTTCCGTCCTTCAGGTGCTGCCCAAGGATTCCATCCTGCTTGACCTCGACAACCCGCGCACCACGCGCCTCGTCGTTGAGCGCGACCCCTCCGCGCTCGAGGTGGTCCTGGAGTACTTCCCGCGCCTGTCCGAACTCGCCGGCGGCGACGTGACGAGCGACTGCCTCGGCCGGCGCTCCCTTGGGGTTCTGCCTGCGTCGCCCGCTCGGCCCAGGCGGGGAATCGCTTCCCCCGCCTCCGCCCGGCGGCCCACCCGCGCCCGCCGGCGGCGCCCCGCCCGCCGCGCCGGCCGCCGCGGCGACCTGGCCCGGCGCGCCCGCGCCCGGCGGCGGCGCCCCGCCCCCGCCCTCGCCGGCCTCGATCGCCTCGAGCTCGGCGAGGATGTCGTCGACGACCGGTTCCTGGAAGCACCGGCACTGGATCGGGTGGCCCGGGATGCCCTCGCCGGGCGCGCCCTCGGGGTAGCGGAACACCTGGCCGTCGAGGTGGACGTGGCGCGGCCGCACGCGCTGGTCCTTCATCGACCGCCACTTGAACGAGGCGATGCCGAGCTCCTGGTGGCGCGCCGCGGCGATCCGGCCGTTGAGCTTGCCGACCTGGTCGCGCGCGATGAGCCTGGCGTGCCGCTCGGCGATCCCGTAGCGCGCCTGGATCTCATCGACGACCGACTCGGCCCGGGCGCCGTCGCCGAACGCGCGCGTGACGAGCGCGGCGACCTCGTCGAGCGTGCGCGTGCCGAGCGAGCGGATCAGCGCGACGTTCTCGCTGACGAAGGCCTCGACCAGCGCCGCGGCGCCCGGGTCGGCCGTCTGGAGGTCGACGCCGAGCTTGGCGCGCATCTGGCGCTGCAGCTGGCCCTGGTGGTGCGCGAGCGTCCGGTGCGCGTAGCGGCGCGTGGTCGGCTCGAGGGTGTGATCGCCGAGCGAGGCCTCGAGCCGGGCCCGCGCCCGCTGCAGGAGCTGCCGGGCCCGGGCCGACTCGCCCTCGTCCGCGCGGCCGAGCGCTTGCGCCGCGCCTCGCAGCAGCTCGGGCAGCGCGCGCATCAGCGGCTCGAGGTCGTCGCGGACGTCCGCCGCGGCGGCGATCGCGCGCGCGTAGTCCTCCTCGATCCGCGCCGGCCACTGGTAGGCCGGCATGCGGGTGCGCCGCGTCGCCTGCCCCGTCCGGCGCGCGTGGGCGACGATCGCCGCGGTCCGCTGCGCGTTCGCCCGCAGCGTCGCCGCGAGATCCGCCATCAGTTCTCCTCGGTGACGACCTCGTCAGCGCCGCGGCGCGGCTTGCGCCCCATCGCGGCGAGCGCTTCGTCGTCCAGCTCGAGCCGCTCGTCGTCGAGCTCGGCCTGGGCCTCGCGCGCCGCCCAGTCGATCGTCATCTCGGCCGAGTAGGTGTCGCCGCGCCACCGCGACCGCGCCACGTCGTCCGGCGACACGACGCCGGCGTCGATGTACAGCTTGTCGGCCTCAGCGACGGTCTTGCGCGTCACCGCGCGCTCCTGCTCGGACGGCTCCCACAGCGGCAGCCACTCGACGGACCACACCGCCGGCTCCTTGCCGCGGGTCGGCGAGTCGGCGGACCGCATCAGCAGGCGCAGCACGCGCTCGAGCGGCGTCTGGTAGTGGTTGACCTGCGCCGCGCCGATGCGGTCGTACCAGGCGCGCAGGTCGAACGCGCCCGTGGCGTTCATGCCCGCCGGCGACATCCCCATCAGCACCGTCACCGGCATGTCGGCCGCGGCCGCGACGAGCTGGGCGAACTGCGTCAGCACGTCCGACAGCCCGCTGATCGGCGTCGTGGAGCGGGTGAACGTGTCCTTGGAGTCGATGACCATGGACCGCAGCGAACTGCGGGCCATGTCGAGCGCGGCGAGCCGCTGCGCGACGAGCTTCTCGCCGTCCTCGCTGGCCAGCACCTCGCTGAGCCCGTCGAGGTTGAGCACGCCCTGGGCGAAGTCGGCGAGCAGCGTCGCGGCCGAGCCCCACGCCAGCCCGAAGTCCGCCATCACCTGGCGCGGCCGGCTCAGCACCGAGTCGCCCCAGCCCGGGCGCTGGCCCGGCTGGATCTGCGACGACACGCGCAGGCCCGGCAGCTCGATCAGCCGGCTCGCGTGGATCTCGAGGCTTCCCAGCGACGCGGCGCCGCGGCTGCTCGCGACGGACTGCAGCCGCCAGCGCTCCGGCTGGCCGAAGTGCGGCGAGTTGATGTCGCTGACCCACGCGACCGGCATCAACTCGCGCGGCTCGAGCACGTGGAGCGCCCGCACGCGCGCGATCCGGCCCTCGTCGAGCGGCGTCGCCAGGTCGCCGGCCGCGCCGTCGACCACCGGGTAGATCGCGCCGCCGCCGAACGCCCGCTCGTACTGCGCCGCGAGCGAGAGCTTCTGCGCCACCCTCAACTCCTCGCACCGCGCGCCGAGGCCCTCGGCCTGGTCCTTGCCCTTGTCGCCGTCGATCCGGAGCACCCAGCCGCGGCGGAACGCCTCGCGCGGGACCGTCTCGATGATCCGGGCCGCGAGCCAGTCGGACCGCCACAGCTGCAGCGCCTCGACGTCCGTCACGACGTCGAGACCGAACTGGGTCAGCGTGCGCCGGTCGCGGGACGTGCCGTGCCCGCTCGCGCTGTTGATCCAGCCGTCACGGCGGGCTCGCTTCGTCACGCCTCACGGTCGCCGCCGGCGTCTGAACGGTCGATTTCGACCGGCGCGCTCGAGCCGCGCACCGTGGGGCCATGGCGATCCAGCTCAGCGTCGACGCTCGCAACGACGGCCTCGACGCGATCCAGACCTCGGGCGCGATGGTCCTCAAGATCTTCGACGGCAGCCTCCCCGCCAACTGCGCCGCGGCGAACGCTGGCACCGAGCTGGTGTCGATGACGCTGCCCAACCCAGCGTTCGCCGCGGCGTCGGGGGGCGTCAAGGCCAAGACCGGGACGTGGAGCGGCACCGCGGGCGCGAGCGGCACCGCGGACTACTACCGCCTCTACGAGTCGGACGGGACCACGTGTCGCGCCCAGGGCACGGTCACGGCGGCCGGCGGCGGCGGCGACCTGATCATCGACAACGTGACGATCGCGTCGGGCCAGACCGTCACCGTCGACACGTTCACGTACACCGCCGCCAACGCCTGACCCTCGACGGCATGGTCGAGGCCGTGACCGTCCGTGGCTGATCACATCATCTACAACTGCGTCGCGTACCGCTACTGCGACGGGATCGAGGGCGTCGTCACCGACACCCTTGCTTCGGCAGATGATGACGTCGTCGCCCCGAGCGCGACCTCCCTCGGCGCGAACCGCACGATGGTCGGGATGGTCGCGGCGGCGCTGGACAGCAACGACTTCAGCGGCTCGACGTCATGGGCCGCCGCCGACGCTGGCGTGACCGGCGAGGCCTTCCACGTGTGGGCGCAGGGCAACACCGGCCACGGCGGCGGCATCTACAGCGGCGCCGGGACACGCGCGACCGCTGGGGCGTCGGGCACGTGGACCAGCACGATCGGCAGCGCTCTGCCCCAGGCGCTCGCGTCGTTCGCGCTCTACGGCTCGCAGCCGCCCGAGGTCTACGACCAGACCAAGGGCCAGGGCGTCGACGCGGTGGTGGTGGACGAGCCGATCTACGGCGGCAACTTCTACCTGATCCTGTACGTCCAGACCGCAAACGAGGAGCTCGAGACCCCGAGCGGGTGGACGCTCGTCGCTTCGGTCGGCACGGGGACGCCGGGCGCGGCAGGGGCAACCCGGCTGACGATCTTCGCGGCGGACGCGGACGCCAGTCCGGCGATGCCGACGCTGACGATCGTCGCTGGCGGCGACCCCGAGCTGTTCGCCGACGGCGCCGCGACGCTCGGCGCGGTCACGGGCGCAGCGACGGCCAGCGCACCGATCGCGGCCGACGGCGCGGCAACGCTCGGCGCGGTCACGGGCGCCGCGACCGCGAGCGCACCGATCGGGTCAGATGGCGCCGCGACGCTCGGGGCCGTCACGGCCGCGGCGACTGCCAGCGCGCCGATCGGCGCCGACGGCGCCGCCACGCTGGGCGCCGCCACCGGCAGCGCGACCGCCAGCGCCCCGATCGCTGCCGACGGCGCCGCCCAGCTCGGCGCGGTTACGGGCGCCGCGACCGCGAGCTCGCCGGTCCACGCCGACGGCGCCGCGACGCTCGGGGCCGTCACGGGATCGGGCGTCGCGCTCGTCGATCCGACCCGCGCGGACGGCGCGGCGACCCTCGGCGCGGTGACGGGCGCGGCGACCGCGTCGGCGACGATCGCCGCCGACGGCTCAGCCACGCTCGGCGCGACCACGGGCGCGGCCGCGGCGTCAGCGCCGATCGGCTCGGACGGCGCCGCCACGCTCGGCCCGGTCGCGGGCGCGGCGACGGCGAGCACCCCGCGGCGCGCCGACGGCGCGGCCGTGCTGGGCGCGGTGACCGGCTCGGCCTCGGCCACGGTCGTGCCACTCGGCTACGTGCCACCCCGGAACACCAGCGCCCAGCTCGCGACGCCGACCGTCACCGCCCAGCTCGCGACGCCGACCATCACCGCGCGCTGGGAGTGACCGCCCACCCGAGCCGATCCAGACCGGGCGGCGGCGATCGCGTAGGGTCGTCCCATGCCAGCGCCATCGGCGATCGACATCACGCGCGTGCGAGGCGACACCTACGCCGAGACGCTGACCGTGACGTCCACCGACGTCGGGTTCACGCTCGTCGGCGGCGCCGCGGTGCTCACCGTCAGCGAGCTGGCCGACCCGCCGGACGACACATCGGAGCTGTTCGCGATCGCCGGGTCGATCCTCGACGCGACGCGGGTGCGGTTCGCGCCGTCGGCGCCGCAGGCCGCGATCGGGCCCGGCGTCTACTACTACGACGTCCAGGTCACGGACGTCGCCGGCGTCGTCGTCACGGTCGCGCGCGGGCGCTGGATCGTGCTCCAGGACGTCACCAAGTAGCGCGCCGCGCCCGGCTCACGTCCGGCTCAGCGCGGCCCAGCGCGAGCGCGCGGTCAGCGCCGGCGGCGCGTACCGGATCAGCAGCTGCGACAGCGCGTCGACGCGGTCGTCGTGCGCCGCGGCGGGGAAGATCGCGTGCTCGTCGATGAACGCGTTGATCCAGTCGGCGCCGTCGAGCAGCAGCACGTTGCCGGCCTCGAGCTGCGGCAGGCAGGCGATCACCCGGTCGCGCTTGTTGCCGCGCACCGGGACCTCCTCGACCACCACGCCGCCGCCGTGCGGGTCCGCGGCGAGCTGCGAGCGCAGGACCTCGGCGATCGGGCCGCCCGCCGCGGCGCGCTCGATCAGCACGCGGCCGACCTTGAACGTGGCGAGCCACGCCTTGATCGCCGCGATCGTCTCGAGGAACGACATCCGCCGGCTGCCGTCGGCCAGGACGAACCGGCGCGCGCCGGCGCCGGCGGCGAGGAGCAGCCCGACGTTGTCGGCCGTCTCGCTCTTGGCGCCGTACGTCGCGTCGACGCTGATCGTCGTCCAGTCGAGCTTGCTCGGCAGCTCGCCGAGCGTGAACCGCCCGAACCACCCGCGCTGGATGATGCCGCCGGCGATCGGCGCGGGCCGCTGCTGGTACTGCGCGGCCCAGCCGTAGGAGCGCCGCTCGCGCTTGAGCTGGTCGATCACCGACGGCGGGAACCGCGCCGGGTGCAGCACCTCACCCGGCGTCGTCCGCGGGTCGCGCCAGCCGTACGGCGACACGACGATGCGATCGGGCTCGAACTCCATCGGCAGGCACAGGTGGCCCCAGCCCTGGGCGAGCACGTGCGAGCTGAAGTCGAGCTCGCGCACGCGCTGCATCACGCACGTGCGGATCGAGTACCGGGCGTCGGTCACGCGCGACGCCACCGCGACGTCCCAGCCGTCGAGCACCTGCTGGATCTGGTACTCGGTGTCGCGCGGGTCGTGCGGGTCGTCGACGATCAGCCAGTCGAAGCCCTCGCCGACGACGTTGGAGTCGAAGCCGCGCGCCATCCGCAGGCCGCCCGCGGTCGTGCCGAACGCGCTGACGCTGCCCTGCTCGTCGCGGATCTTCCAGCCCGGCTCCAGCGACTGGTACCACCGCGACTGGATCAGCGTGCGGACCTGCAGCGCGTTGTTGTACGAGACGCGCGGGTTGACCGAAAGGCATCCGATCCGGATCGACGGCCACCGCAGCATCGCCCACGCCGTCGCGCAGCTCAGGATCGTGGAGTTGTGCACGGCCACGCCCTCGTAGACGAAGCTGTGATCGTTCTCTACGCTCAAGCAGCGACACGAGGCCTCGCCGCGCGGCTCAGCGCTGACCACCGGATCGGGCACGAGCACGCGGTCGAAGGATGTCCGCTCGAGGTTCGGCGCGCGCCGTCGCTTCTCGTGCCGCATCCGCGGGCCGATGATCTGCATGAACTTCGCTGCGGTGTCCTGGTCGGCGGCGTTCAGGTCCCAGGACACGTAGGCGCCGTCCTGCTTCTTCGATCGGACCTTGGGATTCTCGTGTCGACGCAGCCGAAACGACAGGCCGAGGCGAGAGAGCAGCGCCTGATGGTCGCGCGCCAGTCCTTCGCTGACCGTGGTCGCGCTGATGCGAACGGCTGACGACGTGCCTTGGTTGCGCGGATCCCTGCGCGATCGAGGCAGGTCGCGGCGATCGTGAATCGCCCCGTCGCACGCCCAATAGGCTGCCAGGTACTCGATCACGACGTCGCGATCGCCGGCCTTGACGCGCGCCGGGACGCGCTTCGTGTAGCTGTTCGTCTTGTCCAGGCCGTGCGCTCGCAGCCATGTGCGCACGGACCCCAGCATGCCTCTCGCTCGGCCCTTCCTCGCCTCGGGGCGGTCCTTGAGCGTCAAGGTGAACGTGTTGCGAACGCGCCGCGACGACGTCGCGAACCCGAGGCGACCCGCCGATGCGGTGAAGTCATCCAGCGTTTCAGGGTCGGCGTTGGTGAACTTCACGCCCCACGAGAGGCACCCATCGCCGATGAGGTAACCGAGGAGCCGCGCCTCCTCGGCGGCGACCGTTGCGGCCCCACTCTCCTCGGTGGCGTGCACCTCGGCGAGCACGTCGCGCGTCGTCACCTGATCGGCGCGCACCCATCCGCGCTGCGTCAGCACCGGATGGTCGCCGGCGACGCGCACGATGCGCCCGCGCGCGGTACGCAGCTCCCACAGGGGCAGCACGCCTTGCTCGTGCACGGCCGTCACGCGACGGAACCTTCCCGCATGGGTCAGCACGTGATCCCCGACGCACACATCGCGCAGCGCGATCATCCCTCGCCGCTTCTCGACGACGATTCCGCCCTCCCAGCAGGGCTTGAGCGTCCGGGGCGGGATGTTGATCAAAAGGTCGTGGACGGCCTGCGGCACGCCGCTCGCCATCGCCGCGGCCCGGTCCTCGAGCTGGCGCTGCAGGTGCTGCGACAGCGCCGCGATGTGCCACGTCGGCTCGAACGGCACGCCCATCGACATCGCCGGCCAGGCCTGCTCGACGAACCGGATCAGCGAGCGCCGGGCGAGCTCGGCCCGCGCGCCCGCGGCCAGCTCGCGCCGCCGCTCAGGGCCCAGCGACACGCGTCACGGCCCTCGGCGGCCGCAGGTGCCGGGCGATCACCTCGCCGAGCCAGCGCTGGACGATCTCCAGCCGCCCGAGCGCGGCGCGCAGCACCTCGCGGCGCGCGATCGACCCGAGCGCCTGCACCTCGGCGGACCGGGCGTAGGCGAGCGCCTCCTTGGCGCGCGCGAGCTCGCGGGTCGCCTGCGCCAGGTCCTGGTCGTCGAGCACCGCGGCGGCCGGGCTGCCCTGGCGCGCGCGGCCGCGGTAGCGCTTCCAGTTCGTGCCCGGCTCGAGGCGCCACGTGTCCTTCGGGCCCTTGCCCTGGTCAACGACACTGGCATTGACACTCGTCGTCGGGCGCAGCCGTGCGAGGCCCTGCCGGACCAGGCACGCCGGACAGCGGTACGTCGCGCTCGGCCGCTGGCACGCGACGCACAGCCCAGCCGCGGCCAGCCGGCGCCGCTGCCGCCGCCGCGCCATCCGCTGGCGGTGCCGGTGGAGCTCGTCGTGGCGCGCGCACCGCAGGCTACCGTCCGCGGCGGCCTCGGCGCACCGGCGCTCGATGCACCGCCCCGACTCCTTGCGCGCCTGGTAGTCGGCGCGGCGCTCGGCTGCGTTCATGTCCCACCATCCTGGTCAACGACACTGACATTGACACTCGTCGTCGGAGACTCGCTGTCGGACGGGTCGTCACCGTCCCCTTCCTCGCCGCCCGGCAGCTCGCGCGGCGCCACGTCCAGCACCGCCAGCGCCTCGAGCTGCGCGTCCGTCAGCGCGCCGTACGCCTCGCGCTGCGCCAGCGACAGCTCGACCGCGAGGTCGACGACCTGCCGCGCCTTGCCCCAGCCGCGATCGGTCAGCCACTCGGCGGCGCGGGTGATGTCGCTCGCGCGGAGCTGCACCTCCGGCAGCTCCGCAGGGAGCTGGCCCTTCGCGATGACGATCTGCATTCTGATGATCTCCTCGAGGTCGTCGCCGACCGTCTCGCGGATGATCTTGTCGAGGTTCTTCCGCGGCCCCTTCGGGTTGCCGCTCTGCCCGGGCTGGAACGGCCGGCCCGGGCCGCGCCACGGCGGCGGCGGCTTCTTCCGCGGCGCCTCGTCGTCGATCACGCTGCGACCTCGCTGCCTTCCGCGGCCAGGGCGCGCCGCTCCTCGGTGATCGCGTCGAGCCGCGCCCGCCAGTGCCGCGCGAGCTCGGCCAGGTGCGCCCGCCAGTACCGCCGGCCGCTGCCGAGCAGATCGCACGTGGCCGACGCCGGCGGCTCGTGGCCAATCAGCCACGCCACCTCCAGGTCGTGCTCGAGCGCCTCGCGCAGCTCCTCGCACATCCCCGGGCTCAGCCGCGGCCCGCACAGCACGATGCCGTCGCACCGGCGCACGATGGCGAGGTTGCGCCGCATCGCGCGCGCCCGGGCCGCCGGGTCGCGGTCGTCGTCGATCTGCGCGCGCAGCGACGTGATCCACGGCGCGATGATCGCGACGTCCGGCTCGGCGTGCGACAGCGCGGCCAGCCACGCCTCGGCCGACTCGAGGTTGACGAGCTCGCCGCGGCGCGTGTCGGCGCCCAGCGGGTGAGCGAGCCACCAGGCCTTCACGGCGACGCCTCCTGTGCAGACGTCTGCACGGGCCGGCCGTCCCAGGCACCGATCAGCCCGGCGAGCGCCGCGTCGGCCATCCGCTGCAGCAGATCGACCAGGTCGAGCTCGACGACCATGCCCGCGCCGATCACCCCGAAGCCGTCATCGCCGACCAGCTTGAGCAGCGTGCCGAGCCGCAGCGTCACGCGCGTCATCCGCGCGCCGCGGCGGTGCCACACCACGACGGGGAGCACGTCCAGGTGCCGCGTGTCCCGCTCGGCCTGCGCCAGCTTGTCCAGCGGCCGCGGCGAGGCCGCGTCGTGGCACTCCCACCAGACCCGCCCGATCACGGACGGCGCCGGCGGCTCGACCACCACGTCGCTCGCGTACGCCCCGTCCGCCTGCGACGTGCGCCGCACCACGGCGCCCGGGAACGCCGCGCGCAGCCGCGTCGCGACCGACTGCTCGAACGCCCGGCCCTTCCTGCGCTGCATCAGACCCATCAGCCTGCCTCCCGCGTTGTGTCCGGCACCTCGCCAGAGCGCGCCTGCTGCCCCAGGACGGGCGATTCCCGGTCCGGGGCGTCTCCGGCTCGGGTCGCGCCGCTCCGGGCCGCAGCGCGCGCCCTGCGCGCCGCGGAGCCATCCAGCCTGGCCGGCTCGATCCCGGTCTCGCCGAACAGCCCCAGCCGCGCCGTCGCGGCCACCCCGGCGTCGAGCTCGGCGCCGATCGCGCGCCGGCCGAGCTGGTGCGCCGCGAGCAGCGTCGAGCCGTACCCGGCCGTGGGGTCCACGACCAGGTCGCCCTCGTCCGTGTAGTCGGCGACGAGCTTGCGCAGCAGCACCGTCGACTTGCGCCGCCCGTCGCCGCCGCCCTGGATCACCGAGTCCTTCGCGTCGCGTCGCTCGACGTACGCGCCCGGCAGCGCGCGCCAGATGCCGGGCCCGGCGCCGACGCGCCGCCTCGGCCTCATCGGCACCGCGAACACCGTCCAGCACGCCGGCCCGTCGCCCTGCTTGCGCACCGAGCCGCCCATCGTCACGCACGGCACCGGCGCGAAGCAGTACCATCCGAGCTGCGCGGCGAGTTGCTCGAGCATCGGCACGGTCGCGTGGTCGACCAGCGGCACGATCCACCGCCGCACCCGCGCCGTCAGCCACAGCAGCAGCTCGGCGTGGTCATCCTCGGTCCACGCCGCGTAGCTGATACCGTCGGCGCCGCCGCGCTTCGTCGTGCGCGCCCCGACGTGCACCCGCGCCGAGTACGGCGGGTCGTAGATCGCCGCGTCGATCCCCTCGACGCCGTCGAGCGCGTCCTGCCACCGGCCGGTGCGGAGCTCGAGCATCAGCGGCCCTCCCGCGGCGGCCGACCGTCGCGAGAGAGGTAGCTCTCGATCTCGGCACCCAGCGCGGCGACGTCCTGGTCTCCGACAGCCATCCGCTGCATGTCGGCGGGGGCCGCCTTGATCGCCGAGCAGGCGTCGCGCAGCAACTCGAGCCCGGTACGCTTCGTGTGCGCCATCAGTCACCTCCCGCGCATCCACGGCAGGTCCGCGGTGTTGTTGCAGATCGTGTGCGTGGCGAGGTGCCAGCACACCTCGACCTTGGTGTTGTTCTCGCCGTTGAAGTCCTTCAGCACGTGGAGCTCGAGGACGCCGAAGCCTCCGCGATCCTTCGTCGAGTCGCGGTTCAGACCGAGGATCAGCTTGCCGGCCGCCTCGAGCTCGCCCGATCCGCGCAGGTCGCTCAGCCGCGGCGCCTTGTCGTCGCGCTTCTCGATCTCGCGGTTCAGCTGACTGCACAGCACGATCGCGATCTCCTCGCTCGCGGCGAGGTCGGCGAGCCGGTTCGCGATCTCGCCCAGCTTGTCGCTGGTGCTGGCGCCCTGGATCCTCGGCAGCGGCATCCGCTGCACGAAGTCGATCACCACCAGCTTGCCGCGCGTCGACTTCCCCGTCGTGCACGACTTGCGGCGCATCGCCCTCACGCGCCGGCACAGGTCCTCGACCGTCATGCCTGACGCCCGAACGATCACCTCGTCGCGCCGCATCATGCGCGGCGCAGCCTGCGTGAGCAGCGGCATGTGCCCGTTGACGAACTCGCGCGACCGGATCGCGCTCGTCGGCACGCCGCTCAGCTGCGCCATCGCCCGCTGCGCGAACGACCGCTTTCCGTCCTCGTACGAGAACACGAACGGCTGGTCGTCGCCCCACTCTGCCGCGGCGTGCGCGAGCCGCATCGAGAACGTCGTCTTGCCGCACCCAGGGCGCGCCGCGACGATGGTCAGGAGGCCGAACGGAATCCCGCCCGTGCTCTTGTCCAGCGCGCTCAGGCCGGTCGGCATGCCGGTGATGACCTGCTTGCCAGCCGCGCGCGCCTCAGCTTCCCTCGCGACGTTGTCCCACTCCTCACGGCAGAGCTGACCGAGCGTTCGCTCGCGGTCGTCGTCGTCGCCCGCCTCGATCCGCGCGAGCGATCCCTGGAGCTGGTCGAGCACGTCGACGCCTGATTCCCCGTCGACAGCCGACGCGATCGCCTCCCTCGCTGCCTTGACGACGTCACGAGCAAGCCGATGTCGACGCAGCACCTCGGCGTAGTGCTCGGTGTTGGCCGGCGTGGTGCAGCACAACGCGGCCGACCCGAGGAACGCGTAGCCGCCGATCGCCTCGAGCTTGTCGGCGCGCGCGAGCTCGTCGCCGAGGAGGGTCAGATCGATCGGCTTCTCCGCGGCCTCGAGGTTCCGCATCGCCGTGAACAGCGCGCGCGTGTCGCCGTGCGCGAAGTCGTCCTGCTCGAGCCGCGGCAGCGACGCCAGGATCTCAGGGTTCAGCAGGATGCCGCCGAGGACGGCCATCTCGACGTTGCGGTCGCTCAGCTTACTCAGGTCGGCGAGGTTCACGGGAGCTCCACGCTGTTGAGCTGTTTCACGGGGCGGGGCTCGTCGCGGCGCGGTTCGTCACGGCGCTCTGGCCGTGCGCCGGCGGCTCGCGCCTGTGCGGCGTCGTCGACGGACAGAGCCCTCGCGTACGCGTTCGCGCTCCACACGCTGGCGCCGAGGTACTCGACGGATCCGCTGCGGCGCGCCTCGGCTGCCCGCACATCGAGCACGTGCCTGCAGCGTTCTTCGACGCCGTCGAGGGACGGAAGCGACTCGAGCAGCTTGCGCAGCGCCGTCTCGTGCACGTCGCCGAGCGGCTGGAGCGCTTTGGCGTTCGAGCCGATCTCGCGGCGGACGCGGTTGTACACCTCCGCGTGCATCGGCGCGATCGCGCGCAGGATCTCGCTGCGCCGCCGAGCCTGCGGGTCGAGTACGAGCACGGGCGGAGGCGGCGGTACACGGCCCCCGTGTTCCGGAGCTGGGGCTCCGGCGTCCGGAACACCAGGATCGCGCGCGCGCGCAACTGGCTCGTCTGACTCTGATCCCAGAGTAAGAGTAAGAGGGGGGGGCGGGCGGTTCTCGTCCGGGGGGGCGGGCGGTATACCGGGCGGATAACCGGCCGGTTTCTTCGGCGGTCTCCCGCCACTTTTTCCGTTCTGCCTGGAACGGTAGAGCCACTCGATCCGGCCCTCCGTGCCGTGGATGCGGAAACCGGCCGGTTCCCCGCCCGGTTCCCCGCCCGGTTCGCGCGTGGCCAGCCGGGCGGTTACGAGGTGCTCGGCGCCGCCCGGCCCGAGCTCGGCCTCGATCACCTCGGCGCTGACCACGTAGGACGGCCGGTCGTCGGTGTAGATGTCGGTCTGGTACGCCCAGATCCTGGCGCACTTGATCAACGCGTGGTCGCCATCTGCGAAGCCGCACAGGCGCGCGAGGATCTTGAACCTCGTGTCGCCGATCGCCTTCGCCTCGATGCGGATCGGTGCGGTCATGCTGCCACCGTGCTCCCGCGGCGCGCGCCGGTCGATTTGCGGTTGATTCCACTGACCAGTGCGCCGATGTCCATCCCGTAGAGATGGGCGAGCCGCACCAGGGCGACGACCGGCGGCACGTTGCGACCGCGCTCCCAGCAGCACAGCATCGAGTGCGAGTAGCCGGTCGCTCGCTCTACCGCGCGCTGCGACAGCTTCGATCGCTCGCGCGCCGCGAGGAGGCTGCCGGCCAGGCGCAGCAGCGCCTGTCGCTCGCGCTCGGCCTGCCCCGGCGACACATTTATCGGCGGGCGGCGCCTCATGCGATGCCTCGTGTGATCACGGTGTCTCCATGGCAGCGGCGCACGCGCGCGAGGAGTGCCCCTGCACACCGCAGCGACCGCAGGTGTACGGACGCCTCAGTCCCACGTGTCGTCCCCCCCCCCCGGCAGCTCGCCGCGCACCGGCGCAGGCGCGTCGTCGCCGAGCTCGTCGCGGTCGTCCTCGTCCTGGTCGTCGTCCTCGTCGACCTCACGGGCGCGCCGGGCGAGCAGCGGGCCGCGCACGCACGGCGCGCAGAGGTCGAGGCCGCACCAGGCGCGGCCGTCGTCGCCGGCGCCGCACTTCCGGCACGAGCGCGGGACGGGGCGCGATGTCGGCGCCGGCATCAGCTCGGCGGGCCGCAGCGCACGCGGCGGCGGCAACGTCCTCGCAATGTCCTCGCGAGCAGGCGCCGGCGGGGACATCGCGGGGACAGACACCGCGGCCCGCCTCGCGCACGTCCGCGCGTTGTGGCCCGGCTCGCCGCACGCGCGGCACGTCGGGGGAGAAGGTGACCGGCGCGCCCGCGTCTGCGGTTTCGCGTCTTGATCCCGAGGGTCCGGCGCCGGGCGAGAATCCGCCGGCGTCGGCGCGCGCGGGCGCACCGGTCGTGAAGGTGATCGCGCCGGCGCCCTCTCCGACCGTGCAGCCCCGTTCGGGGTGGACGATGCACGCCGGCGCGATCGAACAGAAGCGGGGCCAGAGCGGCGGGGGGGACGCGCTTCCACAGCGCGCGCGCCCGCTCCGGCCCCAAACAGGTCGTCGAGCTTCGCCCGGCCGAGCTCGAGCAGCTCGGCCACCACGCCCTCGACGGCGCGGTCGATCGCGGCGCGGGCCGCGGCGGCGAAGTCGCCATCGTCGTGGATCACCGCGCGGCCTCGCTCTGACCGTGCGCCGCGATCCACTCCTCGACCCAGCGCGCGGTGATCGCGGTGATCTGGCTGCGCTCCGGCGTGTCGCCGGACCGGATCGCCATGAACCACACCTCCGCCGGGCGCGAACCGTCCGGCTCGATGCCGGGCATGTCGCTATACGAGACCCCACGAGCGTTCGCCAGCGTCCCGACGAGGCAGCAGCAGGCGCCCTCGTAGCACGAGCCATCGACGCGGCCATCGCGGAGGGCGGCGAGCAGGGCGGGCGCCTCGGCCGCGGCGTGCGACAGCACCTCGTGCACGTCCTCCTTGATCGGGTCGAGGCTCGCACGAACGAGGCGCGCACCGTCGAGGCTCGCACGAACGAGGCTCGCACCGTCGAGGCGCGCACCGTCGAGGCTCGCACCGTCGAGGCTCGCACCGTCGAGGCTCGCACCGTCGAGGCTCGCACCGTCGAGGCGCGCACCGTCGAGGCTCGCACCGTCGAGGCTCGCACCGTCGAGGCTCGCACCGTCGAGGCTCGCACCGTCGAGGCGCGCACCGTCGAGGCGCGCACCGTCGAGG